AAATCAAAGTATAATACAAGGGGCTTATGTAGTGGCGACATTCACAAATGGTTGTGGTAAAGATGTTAATTCATGCCATTTCATACAAAATGCCTCTATGCCCACTATGCCCACTATGCCAAGTGGAATGTAATCATACCCTCCTACAAAGTTGGCATTTTGAATATGCAATTGTGTAAAACCAAAGTAAAATAATATAATCTTGAAACATAAACAATAAGTTTTTATAGTTTTTTAAAACTATAAAAATTTCAAACTTAAAATTTTGACATTAAATAAAATATAATAAATTTTTATTTGCGTAAAATATTTTTGTAAAATAAACTTAAATAATAGTGCATGTTATTTAGACAAATATATTTACTTTTGTATTTTTTTTTATATTGCGATATATTATATGAACACTAAAGTAGCTTTCTTAAATTATAGTGTCGCACAATTGCGTGTAAAGAATAAGAAGTTGCAAAATGCGTGTCAACGCATGGTCAATCTTCACAATGAATCTGTAGTTAAATCAAAAGCTGCTGCAGAGAAGGCCGCCAATGAGAAAACCTCTGCTGAGAAAGTAGCTTCTGCTCATAAAGCCTCTGCTGAGAAGGCTGCTCACGAGAAAGCCGTTGCTGAGAAGGCTGCTGCTGAGCATAAAGCCGCTGCTGAGAAGGCTGCTCACGAGAAAGCTGCCGCTGAGAAGGCTGCTGCTGAGCATAAAGCCGCTGCTGAGAAGGCTGCTCATGAGAAAGCTGCCGCTGAGAAAGTAGCTGCTGCTCATAAAGCCTCTGCTGAGAAGGCTGCTCATGAGAAAGCCGCCGCTGAGAAGGCCGCTGCAATTAGAGTATGGAAACAGACCACTGAGAAAGCCGCGGCAGCTGAGAAAACCGTTTCTGTCACAATTGAGAATAATACTTCTAAAAAGGCAGCTAAAAAAGCTGCTGCCGAAAAAGCTGCTTCTATTAAAATGTGGAAACGCATTTCTGAAAAAACTGCTTCAAGCAAGGATACCTCTGTGAAGGCCGTTTCTGTTGAACAAAATAAATTTAAAGAAGTATCTTGCAGACGCTCTCCAAGGTTAGCTCAAAAGAATAATAAAGAAGTAGCGGATGATGCTTCTAATTCTATTCTTGTTACAAAAAAAGTACCGCCCAAAAAGAAGGTTGCATCCAAAGGACCCGTAGTTCGTTGTTTTCAATCAGAAGAACATGGGTCAACTGGAAAAACTGGACCTCATGCCCATGGAGCTGCACCTACGGGACCTACTGGCCCCGATAATCACCATGTCCACAGTGTGCGCGACGCACCTGTAGCACTAACGGGAAAAACTGGACCTCATGCCCATGGAGCTGCACCTACGGGACCCACTGGCCCCGATAATCACCATGTCCACAGTGTGCGCGACGCACCTGTAGCGCTAACTGGACCACCTGATTATGCGCACATACACAAGGATCATTTAGCTGCTGATATAGAGGCTGGTAAAAAGCATATTAGCCTACTCGATGAAACTAACCAAAAAATGCACGAAATTGAAAAACTTATAGACAAGCATCATATTACAAAAGACATTTCTAGTAAAGTAACAGAGATTTTGTATAAAAATGAAAGTCTTGAAGAACAACTAAAAGAAGAAACCGATGTCAATTCAAAAGAGCTTGAAAATATTAAAAAGGTTATAGACGAACATGAGCCTTCTTCTAATACAGAAAAACCAAAAAAAAATATATTTGCAAATTCTTTTAGAAATGCAAAACTTCAATCAGTAAATGCTTTTAAAAATACAAAGATTGAAAGTATTGAAGTTGTTCAAGATGTAGTGCAAAATACTAAAAGAAATCCATTTTTAAGCTCTTTTAGAAATGCAAAGGTTCCAGAGGCATCACTTGTCCAAGAAGCCCCAGTTGTCCAAGAAGCTCCAGTTTCTCAAGATGCAATGCAAAAACCCAAAAAAAATCCATTTTTAAACTCTTTTAAAAACACACGAGTCTAAGGTTGATAAATTAAAATATAAAAATACTATAATGCCATTTGTATTAAATTAATTTATATACATATTAATTTAATAAAACTATAATTACGTCTTTTCAATAACTACTTCTTTGGATATGGCGGTAATCACTTTATTTATACGTTTTTCCTCTTCTTCCTTTGTACTGCCTCCAGTAGCCTTAAGAACCATATTTAAATACTGGTCATTCTTTTTAGAATTATAATCCTGTGAATCTGGATTTGCGTTGATCCAATCCACAATTTGATTCATATTTTTGTTTGCAATCTTTCTTACTGCTTTTCTAATACGCTCTTTTTCCTGATCCTTTTCCCATATATCCTTGTCTCTTATATAAAGCTTTTCTCGTTTTGAATCTGTACAATGAATGGGTCTCTTTGATACATCTAGCTCTTTAAGTCCATTAATAAAGATTTTTGATATTCCTTCTTCGTATCCTAGCTTCCCAGTTACTTCCAAATCTTTCAAAGTCAATTGTAAAGAATCCACAAAGTCTGTCAGGTTCATTGCATCTTTACAGGTCTCATTAAGGAAGAAATTAATATTGAAACTATTGTTCAAAGTAGTATTATTGTTATTGCTATTACTAGTTGTTATAGCATTTGTTGTATTTACTTTATTTGCCAACTCTAACATTTGCTTATTTTGATCCATTACAAGTTGTTTAAATTCTTGATTTTCTTTAACGACTGCCATAAACATATTGGACATGTGTTCAAGTTGGCTAGAAGAATCAATTATGTTTGTATAGTTTTTATCTGGAAGATTTTCAAAAGAACATTTCTTTTTATGAGACCATAACCCAACCCTAGACTTATAAACCTTGTCACAATTTTCACAGGTAAATAATTTTATGCTAGAGTTTGCAACTTTTGGCAACTTTTCTGTTAGATTTGTTAAAGAAATTGCAGATTTTGTTAACGACAAATGTTTAGCTGTTAAAATATGCTTGTCAAAACTACTCTTCCTTATGGTATTATAATCACAAACAGGACAACAATATTCTTTTGCAACTTTTTGCAACTTGGATGTTAACATTTGTTAGATATATTGTTAACAGAAAAAGTTGCTAAATCATTTTCCGCAAAAATATTTTTTTTGCAAAAAAATTACAATCACAAATTTTTTTACTGAAAAATAAAAATAAGAGCATTATGGTAAGAGCGTGTTTTTTTGCAAAAAAAGCTGAAAAGTAAAATAACTTTTGGAAAATGGACAAAAATAAATGTCCAAAATGGCCTTGGCGAAAATAGTTTTGGAATTTCGAAAAACTTTGCATTTACCTACATGATGTAGGTCAGGGATTTTCAACTATTTATAAAAAATTACCTACATGGATGTAGGGCATCGCCTACATGGATGTAGCATGGATTTGAAAGATTTTTTGACAATTTTGCCCTACATGATTTAATTTTTCTTCCTTGTCTTCTTGGCAGAAGATTTCTTTTTTGATGTCTTCTTCCTTTTTACAGCTAGACTTTTCTTAACAAAACTCTCAATGGTTTTTTTATTCTTTAAGATTAGTCCAATGGTTTCTTGGAAATAAGAACGGAAGGTGGGCTTTAATTGGTCCAATTCATCAACGCAAACCCAGCGTATTTCCGCTTTTTCAAAGATCTTGGTGTGTTTTATGACATTAGGATCCAATTTGCGTTGCAAGAAATGCTGATTGTTATTGTAGTAAAAAGGAAGAAGAGGATCATACTTCATTGGGAAAATATGCATGCGATATCCCTTGTTTGTGATGTCAAATGTGCCATGTTTTTGCAAGAGTTCTATTATTTCCTTATCTCCGCCTAAAAATCCAGTCAATTCTTCCTGAGCTTCGCGAATAGCAGTAGTCATAAAATCCTCACCATTTTCGGTTCCACCGCCAAAGTCACTCCACCCGGGAGTATCAGCATAACGATTCTCCTTTCCAAATAGAAAATATACCTTATTGTTGTGTAGTGTTGCTGGTAAAATACCGCCTCCCATATAATGTAACTGAATATAAAATATAAAATATAAATTATAAATTATAAATAATTTATAATTTTGATACGCGTATTCATTTAAATTAATACAGTATTTTAAAGAGTTTATATATTAAAAATACCAATAGAAAGTCTGTTGCAAATATAGCCGTTATATGAACGCTTCTAATTAAAGCCTCTTTAATGTATGGTTTATTTTTAAAATAATTTGTATCCAATAATACATTTCTTAAAAAATTACCAATATCATAAATAAAAAGTGATGCTAAAATGAGAAGTGATGTATACATTGCATGTACAAACATTCTTTTCTGCGTTTTTGTAAATTTCATTTTATAATAAGCAAATATTATATTTAACCGCACTAGAGTGAAATGTTTTTTTCATTCTATATATTAGATGCCTTCACAAAAAACAAGAAAAACAAATAGAAAAACAACTAGACAAAGTAGATATTATACGCCTAGGAGACGTCCGTCATATTATATGCCTCCGCCCCCCCCTCCACTCCCATATTATTATCCAGGCTACTATCCTTTAACAAGAAGAAGATCACAGACAAAAAAAACAAAGAAGAGAGGAAGAAAGAAGTATTTGAATCGCAGGGGCGTCCTTCGCGTAATGCCATCATCCACGCCACAGGATATTAAAAATGTAAGCGCCGAAATTAATAAATATATTCCATATCATCCAAAACAAGTTAAAAAGCAAGATTTAGTAGTTCCTCAATTTTTTATGCCAAATAATACAACGAAAAAAATGAAAAAGAAGATGAATGAATCTTATGCACCTACAATTAATGATGAGCTTGTAACCCTTAAAACTGCGCAAAATGTGGCTATTCCAGATTGCAATAATATGGAGGCATTCACATTAAAAGAACCCCTTAAGGTAAGCGTTCCGGGTACATTTTTTGGGAGAAGCTGTGTTCTCTTTACTAAGCCAGAAGCCAAAAAGGTTCTATTAAAAAACTTGGCGGCAAATAAGCATATAGACGCGTCCATAATCGTTCCCCCAGTTCAACTTATTGCCAACTGTTGGTTCAATACAATGTTTGTCACCTTTTTCGTAAGCGATAAAGGAAGAAAATTCTTCCATTTCTTCCGTCAGCTAATGATTGAAGGGCGCCAAGCAAATGGATCCGTGATACCCTTGAAATTGGCTGAGTCCTTTTCGCTTCTCAACTTTGCGATAGACGCGTGTCTTACTGGAAATAAATACGCATATATGCTTGACACGAACAATATTATCCGCATTATTTATAAAAGCATCCCAGATGCGGCTAAGAAAAAACTGCCGTTTATTGTAGATGTGGATGAAGCGAGTAATCCCGTGCGATATTATTCTAGCATTATAAGCTATCTTCACAACAATGCACTGCAAATGATGGTGTTAAGAGTGACGGACAATGAATGGAAAAAGGCGCTTACTGAGAAGTTGAAAAAAGTCTCAAAGACGCCGCATATTATTATTTTTGAAGTTAGAGATGGTAAGAAAAAGACAGCAGGAGATTCTGGCATTGTTACAAAGAAACCCACATCTTTCCATTTAAATAATATGAAGTATTCATTGGATAGTGCTATTATTCGCGATACTACACAACAGCATTTTAGTGCGACTCTTACCTGCGAAAAAGTGGAGATGGGATATGATGGGCTAAGCTACCACCGCCTTGTTCCGCTTGAATGGAAGAAATACATAAATACAGATCATTCGTGGGGATTTCAAGGATCAAAGGATAAGGGAGTTCCATTAGAATGGAACTTTAGACACGGTTATCAAATGCTTATTTATTACCGAGTAAAATAAAAAATATAAATAGCAATTTTCTTATAATTATTATATATTATACAAACAATTTTGTAGTAATATATAAGACACAATATGGAAGCGGAAGCAGACGCAATAAAACCATTCATTCAAAATATTCAATCTGCAAATGTCACTACTTCTAGAAAGGCTGCAAGGGGGGAATCATATTGCGATTTTGTTTATAATAAAGTGGATGACATTGAAAATGAAAAGGGTTTCCAATCTTTTATGGCAAAATTATTAAAAGATGTTACTGAAAATAATAAAAAAACTCAAAAACTGGTAGAGTTGGAAAGCCCAGATGCGAGTAAAATAAAACAACAGAGTTTAGTTGCGAGAGAAAGGGTTTACAAGATGAAAGGTGGAAAAAAGAGAAGGACAATTGCGAAAAAGAAGGGTAAGATGGTTAGAACAAAACGGAGACATTAAAAATACTATTATTTATTAGTTTCAAAATGTAACTCGTTACTTGTAAATTTCCAATAAAATTCAGGAGTTGAATCATTCCTATTAATGCAGCAATAAAAATCTCCAGAACTTTTTGTTTTGACCTTATTAAAGAAATTTTCTTGAAGGTTAATTATTTTATTATATATTTTTTGATCATTACACTTATAAGTATAAGATCCAACTGAGTTGTCATTGTCATCAAGAAACTCAAATGTTATTTCTTTGGTTTTATCATTTTTTTTAGTTAAATCTAGTTTTGTATAACTACACGATGAAGTATCAACAGCGCTAATTATTGTCTCTTTAGTTTCATTAGAAATTTTTGTAAAAGAAGGAACGGTAGGTTGAGATTCCGGTTTAGCTAAAACAAGTTTTTTTTCAGCGTCCTTCTGTAGTAACTGCGCTAACTTTATACGACTATTCATTTATATATAATGTAAAGAAAAGTTTTTATTTTCTTAATATACATTATAATAATGCAAACTGGGACAGTAAAATGGTTTAATGCACAAAAAGGATTTGGGTTTATAACTCCTGACGGTGGAGGCCATGATGTTTTTCTTCATATTACAGAAGTGCAAAAGGCTGGAATTACAATACTTGAGGAAGGCCAACGTGTATCATATGAATTAGCAACTAACAAAGGAAAGATAAGTGCGATAGATCTAAAGTTGATTTAATAATATGTTGTTAAATTTGAGTCTATACTTTAGGTATTTATACTTTATTTGATTCACTTGTATCCTTTTTGAATAAAGTTAAAATTGAAAGAGTATTTCAATTTTAACAATGAGTTACAATACGCGAATTAAAGGCTAGACAACATCTTAAGAGAGAATGACAATTGCAAAGGTTATTTCTGTGTCATATAAATTTGAAAATAATTTAGCATATGTTTATGTCACTATGCAGAGGCGTGAACCAATGGATGACATATTTATTATGAAATTTTATTCTCCAAAAGAGGTTGACAACTTTTGCATGTTGGATGCAAGGTTGCGCGGATTAAATATTAGGACAAGAAATAGAACTGAATTTGAGACCATGTACAAAAGAGCCAAAGCAGATTTTCTGCAAGCTTTAAATACAATGAGATCCGTGAAAAATAGTGCTATTCTTTATTCCCCTGCCACGGAAAATGTTTTACCAAGTTTTTAAACCCCTCCTTGTGAATGTTTGTGATATGTGGATTAGAATTGCTTTGTCCATATGTTCCAGTATAAGCATTCCATAAAAAGAACAATCCAATCAAAATAAAATACACACCAGACACGTATTCAAGTGTTTGATCTGTTACATTTTTTGTAAAAAATGCGCCAACCCAGGCTGCAAAGAAATAAACAACAATCAATATCACAGATGTCCATACCTGCACTTGGTTTCTTTTCCAATAAACAAAAATGGCCATGAGTGATAATGGTGGGATAATAGTAAGAAGGACGGTTCCCGCAGCAGTTTTAAAGTTAGAAACAATTCCTAATAATAATAAGCCAGGGACCATGATTTCTGCACCAGATTGGCCAAGTGCTCCTCCTAAAACTCCCGCTACAATTCCCAAAATAATAGTTTCTAATGGTTTAACAATCATTGGTGTATAATTATATATTAAAACGATATTAAAACTGGAAAAATGCATTGTCGTCCTCTTTTTTATTCATTTTTCCGCGAATGAATTTTTTGCCTAGCATATAAAATAATATGCCCCAACATAATCCAAGTGAAAATCCAATAACGGTTTGCATAGCTGTATGATTTTTGTACCTAATTCTTTGCACAATAGTGTTAACAGAGATTAATATAAATCCAAAAAGCAAATAAGGGTTTTGTGTAACGCAAAATATGAATGCAGTTGAGAATCCAACGCCTTGAGAATGTCCAGAAGGCATGCCATAAACGTCCCATCCAAAACGTTTGCCATTATTTACCGAAATATTGAATATTTTACGATCTTCGCTTGGTCTTGGTTGTTTAAAAAAACCTTTTAATGTGATGTTGACTAATACATTGGTTGCGAATCCAATTAAATAAAAGGCTAAATATAATGGCCATTTAATAAGTAAATATATTGCGACAAAAAATAAAATTTGAGGACCAAAATAGCCCAAATAATCAATTGCTGCTACGCCAATTTTTTGCATGATGGTATATTTATATAAATTGTAAATATAATTATTATTTTTACAAAGGATGAGCACATTAATACTGATATAGGTTTTCACTGATAACTGTAAAGCACCAATCAAGCCCGTGCAAATTTACAATATTTCCACGGTCATCCAGTAATTTAATATGAAGTCTATCAATGTCAACAGGACCAAAATAAATTCTTTTATTGTCTTGTAAACCACCACTAAATTCTACATATAATTCACCCGTTGCAAAACCTTCTCTTTTTAATGGAATAATCGCAAACGTGTCGGAATTATTTGGTGCTCTACCTCTATAATTAATTGTTTTTTCTCTTCCTTTATAAATCTCGTTAATTGTATAGATTTGGGCCTGAGTCAATGTTCTTGGAGCGCTAGGTAAAACAGTTGGAATATCTTTATAAGAAAAATTTACTTTGTCCATAATAATATTTCCAATATTATCTGGATTAATTCCAAGAGCCAAGGCTTCATCTGGAGTTATATTAAAAGGAATAACTGGATTGGCAGAAGTAATATTTCCTGAACCTCTTGAGCAATTTATGGGTTGGTCTGGCGTATAATATTTTGGAAGATCTAATCTAGACGGCAATTCAGTAATAGTAATAAGCCCATTGTTTATGTGATTTTGATTATAATCGTCTAATACTAGAATAAAATATTTTGGCCCATATAAATCAATTGCAGCCGTGGCGACATTTCCTTTTGCTAAAATAGGAATAACAGGTAATCTATATCCCATAATCCATCCAAGACAACTGTCAAATGTGGTTTCTTGCGGTAAACAGGATCCATCTCCAGCACATCGCAAGATTCTCTTAAAATCAAAAAAAGTAAGATATGGAGTAGTATCTGTTGCCACTTCTCCGGCATTTAATCCAGCAATTGCGTTTCCATTTGGATCAAGATATCCTTCCAAATCTATAGTTACTTTCCCATTAGTTGGTTTAATTGATAGTGGAGTAACTGTAAGTGGATCAGTTGAATGAGGATCACTTGAATCTCTAAAACCTGCATTAAAAAAAGCCTCATTCATTGCAATTTCAAATTCAGGCTTTTTATAGTTTCCTGGTTCTATGGTAATAATAAATGTAGTTCCATCATTTGTAACCCACATGCACGTATTTCCAAGATTATAGTCAATTGTATACCAAGTATACGGAATTTGAATAGAGTAAAGACGCAAACTGAGTGCGTTTGTTATAGGCTCGGATAAATCAGCAGTATAATCTGTTGACATTGCTTCTGCTCCTCCACTGGCTTGTCTAAATTGACTATCAAATATTATGATGCGAGATGTAGTGTTTTTTAGATTAGGGTTCAATGAATCTTGTGCAACCGGGACTTGAAATGTATTGCTGACACCTAGCTGCTCTCTTTTCATTGGAACATGTTGATTTTCATAAATATCTACTTTTTGAACGCGATCTGTAACCTTGTCTCTTTGAACTTGGTCATTTTGTTGAAGTGCTTGATTTTTCCACCAAGTTTCTGTTTGTTTTCCAGCGTCAGTGTCATCTGCAGCATCATAACCCTCGTCTAAATCTTGCATATATTCAATTAAATGTTGCTGCATTTTTTGAAAAAAATCTGCCATTTCGGGGTTATTTTCATCTTGAAAGCGTTGAATGTGTTGCTTCGTTGCACTTATTATTTCCTCGTCATTTGGAGCTTCATGATTTAAACCAAGAATGGTTAGCATTTCTTCTATACTATAATCGTCAATGTTAGTATTAACCTTTTGAGAAGATTGTATTTTTTTTTGAGAGTTGGACATATTATATACAAACACTATTATAACATTAAAAAAGTGTTTATTATCTATTTTGCAAATTATGTATATTTTGATCAAATCTTTTCTTCTCCCTCGCCAAGTCTTTCTTTAAATTCATCAATAAATGCTGATTCTATTTCTCTCTTTAAATCCATACCCTCACATATTTCATGTTGGACAAGTTTCTCAGGAATCAAGCTAATTCCTGGAAGTCTTTTTGAATGTGTTTTTCCTTTAAATAAAATGTTATCAAGAACCTTTAAGATTGTTGGATTGTATTTTTGGATCTGCTCGCGATCTAAACGATATTTACCCTTATAAGTATAACGATTAAAGTCGCCATTGTCATATATTTTGTAGTATTTGTCCGTGCAAACTGTATTTCTAATTAAACCAATTCCTTCAATTCGGTTAAGAGTATTGTTCATCTCAACGACGAAAATCAAAGAATGTAAAGGTATTCTATCTTGAATCATTTGACGGTTGCCATAAATGCAACCAGTTATACCTTTTTTTGCGCGGTAAGCCTCGTGTTCATCCCATGTTTGCTTGTTAAAGCGAGTTGACATATAAAACATTTGTTCCCCCCTTTTGGGATGTATATAAATAAAATCTGTTGTATTCAATTATTTTTATTTGTAAAAACATATCAATTTTTAAATTATAGTATAATATGAATTTAGGATCATTGCAAAAAAATATTAAAAGTATTGGCAATAATAGCGCAATTTTTGGTTATAAAAATATAATTAATGGAAAATATCAAAATAATAAATTAAAACGTTTAATAAATTTGTATCAATCGCAATACAGAAATGGTATTGCGCAGGGGTTTGGTGATTATTTAAGAGGTAGTTTTTTTCTTTTACAAATTGCAATGAAAAATAATTTAAAATTTGATATGAATTTTGTGAATCATCCAATCGGCGAATTTTTGGAGATTTCTCAAGAACAAAGGGAAGAAGAAATTGATTTTAAAAATATTTGTAGATACTTGCCAAATAATGTGGAAAAAATGCATAAAGAGTTTTATGCAGAATTTTCTAGACATTTGAACTTGATTAATGTTCCAAATTATTATTTGTTTTGTAATAGCTATCCAATATCACATATAACAAATTTTCAAAGAAGAATTATTCTTTCAAAAATTAGACCAACTGAAGAATTATTTTCTACAATAAAAAACGTGGAAAAACAACTAAACCTGTCCACGACTTATGGAGTTATTCACATAAGAACTGGAGATGCTTTTATTTTACAAAATAAAAAAATAGACATGCTTTCAACATTAAGTATACTCAATCAAATTAAAAAATATATTTCGCCTATTAGACAGTATCTTTTATTATCCGATAATAATGAATTAAAAGAGTATCTTGCAAAAAGTATTCCAAATGCAAAATTTATAATTAATGATATTACTCATTTAGGTGAATCAAAAAACCCAAGTTCTATATCAGTTAAAAATACACTGGTTGATTTCTTTCTTATGTCAAAAGCAAAAAGCATTATTTCATTTACTATAAATCCTCATGGGACAAGTTTTAGCGAATGGTGTGCAAAATTATACAATATTCCTTATTATTGTGAAATGTTAAATGTTGCCAAAAAAAAATGGTTTTCCATGTTAAACTAATAAGTTTAAACTTTAATAATTATATAGTATTAATTATTAAATGTCAAATTCATGTTGTATATGTGGAACTGTTAAAAATTGTGGACCTTATTTAAAAAAAATATTTGAAAATATGGAAAAAATTGGATCATTATTTGACAAATATATTATTATTTTATCCTATGACGTTTCAAGTGATGATTCTTTGGATAAAATTAAATCATATATGAAAACAAATCCAGATAGAATTATTTTACATATTAATAGTGATCCGGTATTTAAATATAGAACTCATAATATTGCAAAGGCTCGCAACAAATGTATGGATTTAATTCGTGAAAAGTTTACAGATTATGAATATTTTATAATGATGGATTGCGATGATGTTTGTAGTAATAATGTTAAAACAGATATAATTAAATATTATTTGGGAAGAGATGATTGGGATAGTTTATCTTTTAATAAAAATCCATATTATGACACCTGGGCATTTTCAAAATATCCATTTGTTCTAAGTTGTCATCATTTTCGCACAACGCCAAAGTGGAGTACCTATATAAGAAATGTATTAAATGAAGCAAAACCTAAACAGCTTATTTCATGTTTATCGGCATTTAATGGATTTGCAATATATAGAACTGCAAAATTTATTGATTGTTTTTATGATGGAAAAATGAGACTTGATCTATTTCCTCCAAAGTTTATTCTTGCTAATTTTATTGTTGCCGGAAAATTAGTGCAAAAGAAACATACTAGTATTAATGAAGATTGCGAACATCGTTCATTTCATATGCAAGCAATTAATAAAAATCGTGCGAGAATTATGATTGCACCAGAAATTGTATTTTAAAAAAAAGTATTTGAATTATTGATTCTACATTAATAATTCAAATTTTATAGTTTATTTGATAATTTTTAAAAGGTCATCTCCTCGTAGAGCTTTGCACCTAGGCACCTGTAGCGCTCATTCTCCAAAGACTCAAGAAGAATTCCCCATGGAGTGCATCCTTCAAATGCAGCCATTCCCTTCTCGGTGAAAAGATTGAGGAGAGCTGGACTGAACCCAGACATCATAGATGCATTCTTAACGCTTGAAAGAGCTGGAAACCCGCTGGTAGATCGCAAATTCCAAAAGAGCAGGTGAGGAGCTGCAAAGGGTCGGCCCCAAAGGCGCATCCCAAGATCGTGGAATTGCTTGACAATTGAAGAATACATATCAAGACCCTCATTCTTGTATCCTGGTTGTCCATCAATCTGCATGTCTGAGAAGACGGCCAAAATTAGACCACTTACATCTTCGGGTGTGAGCTTCTTCTCCTCAATGGCATCCAACATCATCTTCAATGCCAAATGGAAGTTTGTGTTCATGCCATGACCCTCGTGCATGAGGACACTAACCATGTCAACAAAGTTGTCATAAGCGGTCAGGTCAGTCCACGTAGGATGAGCGCTAAACGCCAGAACACGCTTTCCAAGCTTTGATTTCTCCGCAGTGCGAATGCTGAGCGCAATGGCCACATGCATAGGATCGCCCAACATAGATCCAGAACAATCGCACATGGGGACAATTTGATCAAGCGCCTCAGTTGAAGTCGTGCTATCTCGCCACTGAGCGTTCAACAAATCAATCTGCGACTGGATTGCCTCTGGAACATTGTAGTCGGGGCGCTTGTCTTGAGGTCGGTTGTAACCGCGCATTCTAATGAGATTAAGCGCCTCCTTTGTAAAGTCTGCCATTCCAATTCTCTTACCCTTAATTGTTACATCTCCCTTGACAGCCTTGGCGAGATACTCTCGCAAATTTTCTCCACACTTGATACGGTCCTCCAACTCGCTCCTCTGCGTGTTTCCATCACTCTTGACATTGAGGAGCGCCTTCTTCTGCTTATGCATCGTAATAGATGTTACGTTATTCATGTCAATTGATGACCAGCGACCTCCAGCTTGTAGGATCTGCGTGGTGCCAAGCTTTGCATTGATTCCACTGACAATCTTGCGATATTGCATCTTGCACTTCTTGACAGCAGATTCCCTCTTGGCAACAGAGGTTGCCGTCAAAAGATACTCTGGAAAGTAGCGAATGGCGAGCTCATTGAAGATCCAGCCAAACTTCTTTGACTTCTCTCGAGGAACCCACTTTGAGGCCAATGACTCTTGGCTTCCATTAGCAAGATCGGCGTGAACTTGCTCATTAATGAGCTTAAAAGAGTACTCCACAATTGGGTGGTCAACGGCGAGTCCCTTGGTCCTGCAATAGTTGCAGAAATACTTGATATCCTTCCAGGATCCATAAGGATGAGATTGCTTCTTATCCTCGGCCTCTTGTCCATCCTTCAACTGCATCTTAATGGGCGTGACGCAGTTGTAAAGTGCGTACATTCCAAGTGCCGGACAAAACTCGTACCAGGTTAGAATCATCATATATGCCAAAGCGTACTCGCCCTTGCCATCAATAATATCGCGCGTTTGGCCAACAATCTTATAAAGCGTTACGAGAAGAAGCTGCGCTTCTTGTCTCTCAGCACCGTTGAGCTTTGCCTTAATCTCAATAAGAAGTCCCGCGAGTACAGCGCGAAGTTCCTCAATCTTTGTCTCATCTGCGCGCGTCACCTGAAAGTGAAACTGCACAACCCTTTCTTGTAAAGAATTGGACCAACCGCGTTCAAGATGAGCGTTCTCACCATATTGGAGAGGAGTAATAGTATCAAGTGCGTTAACGAGTGCTGCCATGGTTGATACATTATAATATGCTGACAGCTTTAAGTTGTTTTCTAATAGTTTTCCTTTTAGCATTTGAATATTTTAAAAATATTTTTTTAGTCTTGGGCGGCTCATGAATTTTATTGGCTACATTAGATTGCATTTTTTGCGGATATGCTTTTTTAGAATCAGCTTCATAAAATAAAATAAATAGATCATTGAGATCATGAAACATAGAAATTGTTTTTTCAAAAGAAATAGCGTCTATTTTCTTAATAGATGTAAGAAATATATCGCCTTGACTTTTATATTTGATAAAAGTTTTTAGATTTGTCGGTTCAAGAGTAATATTATATTTTAATATGGATAAAAGTGCATATTTGACAGTGTCTTGGATAGAATTCTTTTTTATTAATGTCAACACTTGATCACCAGATAAATAGTTTGGCTGTCTCATAAATATTCTTTCCTCTTTTATTTTATCAATATCATTGTTTTTATTTACATATATGCAATGAACTTTAATTGATTGCAAATCTTCCCGATAGTAACCTTTATATTCTTTTTCTTCGCGCTCAAATTCTTCAATCCAACTAGTATCTAAATTGATTTCTTTTTCCTCTTCAACCATTATTCTTTATTGTATTATAATCAGCAGTTATAATACAATTTTTAACTTATTATTTTAATAATCGTAATAGTCATTTACATCATAATTCTCCTCTTCTTCATCGCTGTATTCACAATCATTATCTACATGAGGCATTCCATATACGCGATCATATTCACCTTCACCGTATAGTTCATCATATTTTTGTTTTCTTAACAACCAACTATTTGCTAATTTTTGAAAAACGTAACTTGGTTCCAAATTCTCTTCATCATTGTAATTATGCATGTAATAACCCATTGGATTTTTGTCTCCATATTTTTGAACTATATTACGATTCTCATCCATATAAATCAATACGTGCCCTGGAGGAATATATTCCTGATTTGCAACTTGCTCTTTTGGTTCAGCATCTTTTATAAATGTTGCAGCCTTATAATCTAGACTAGCATTTGGGTTTGAGACCGCACTTTGAGGGGCAATCATTTCGGGAAAATCGGCGTCACTTAATGAAAAAATTGGTTTAGCATTCTTACCTCTAAATCTATTCTGCGCGTCAGTAGAATTATTGCCTCTAGTTTGGTTTGAACGCTGCATATTATTTTCACCCGATCTTTTGTATTGAACTTTAAAAGGATTGCTTGCCATATTTTGTTATGATAGAGTTGTTGTTATAATTAAATGCAATATTATCTTTAAATTAATTATCATTGATGTTTAAAAAGTTTTATCAAAAATAATTCACACAAAATACAATTTAAAGAGTTGAGAACAATATTAATTACCTCCTCACAGCCATTTTTATAAAACTCAATCTTTCTTGCGGTCAGAAGAAAAAATCGTGATATATATTTGCAGGAGGTTGCAAACCGGGGTCTGTACACATGGGAGTGAGTGTATGTAAAATTTGTACAATATGAATGTACAAATAGTAGGAAAAAAGAAGTGTAGAGAATTTTTTCCTTAAAAAATAGTAGAAAAATAGGGCGATTAGCTCAATTGGCAGAGCGCACGCTTTGCATGCGTGAGGTATCGGGTTCAAAACCCGAATTGTCCACAACATAGAAATGTTGTATAAATATTTATTTTTGTCATGTAGGATTAAAATACTTACATGACAACATGTAGACTAATAATAATAATTTGGCGTTGCTTGACTGAATGAGTTATATGATTCGTCTAATTTAAATACGTCTTCCTTTGTTAATTTGCATTTAACATTGACAAAGTTTACTATATCTTCTAGTTGTTCCACAGTTGATACACCTATAACAATTTTGTCATCAGGCCTTAATGCCGAATAATGAATTAACCAATCAAATGCCTTTTTAATTGGAGAAACTTCTGGATTTATATTTAAAAAGGTTTCAACTCCATTTAATATTTCTTCTTTCCAAAAAATATTTTGATATATCTTGTTGTTTTTAAACCTTGAATCATTTATAGACCCTTCATTTAATTTATTAAGTGAATCAAAAGGAATATCTCGGTATTTTCCAGTTAATAACCCGCCTGCCATTGGATTATAAGCCCAAAAATCTAAATCGTGTTGATCCAATATTGGAAATACTTCTTCCACTTTTCTACATAAAACATTATACATTCCTTGGTAACACAATGGTTTTACAAATCCTTCCTTTTCACTTAAATCTAATAAATAAGTTAAATCATTTTGATTAAAGTTTGATATTCCAAATCTGTTGAACTTATCGTGCCGCCATAAAGTAGTTATAGTTTCTAATGTTTCTTTTATAGGTGTTTCATGATCTGGACAATGCAAGAAAAATAAATCTACTGAGCCTTGTTTTAAATTTTGTAGAGATTCGTTCAATTGTCTTTCCAAATGAAAGGAAGAAAGACCACCAAGTTTTCCATTAGTAAAATCATTTTCAAACCATGGATTTGCTTTTGTTGCGATCAATGGTTTTTCAAATCTCCTCGTTTTTAATATATTTCCTAATATTTTTTCGCATTCAGTGTTTCCATAATAATATGCAGTATCTAATATTGGAGCGCAACAAGATTTTATATAGGTTTTGATAATTTTAGTGTACTCATCAACTTTATTTTCAACGCTCTTTTCATTTAATGATGAATGCTTATAACTAATATTCATAGTTCCCAATACAATTTTATCCATTGAAGATATATATTATTTATTTATTATTTATTTATTTTAAACCAATAAAAAAATAAAAAAATAAAACAAAACAAAATAAACACAAAATAAATAACAAGTCTGTATAATTTTTACCTATTTCCGGATGAAAGTCTAGCGGATTGCCTAAGAGGAGTAACATTTTCTGCAATTGCGACATTTGGTGACACGTCAACGACAATAGCGCGCTCTATATTTTTCTCGCGAATAAGAGCTTGAATGGCTATTCCACAGTGAGTCCTGGAAAGCCATGTCATTGAAAATGTGGGTGCACCCAAAGGCTGCCATCCTTCTTCCAAAAGCTCATTGACAGCAGACTCAAATTCTTCCATATTTTTTTCAAAGTTTGAATCACTTTTTTGGTCAGTATTAACTGGTTTAAACTCCTGATAAAACTGCCACTTGGTATAAACCGTATAGTATTCCAGGACCTTGCTTTCCTCCAAGTGAGAAGCCATCTTGCGACGAGTTGATTTTGCGCTGTGTAATATAATTATCACAGCGTAAAAGTATTTCAATTTTTTTAATAAAGAAACCAACGCTTTGTTTTATATTGGAGCATATATTTTTTCTGGAGTGTATTTATATATAAACCACCAACTATCGTATCCGTGAACAAATGCAATAATAATTAATGCTAACCTAGCAATCAAATTCAATGATTTTAAATAAACTGCCAAATAAATTAAAAACACAAAGCTCAAAAAATGAAATAATATTTTTATCCATTGATAAAAATCAATTTTCTTGAGGGCTGTCATTAATTATTGTATATATTATCTTTTATAAAATGCCCAGTTTTTAATTTTCTCTATAAACACTGAGAAAAGTGTTGATTTTTCTTGGCACACATCGCAGAAAACCATGGACAATAGTATTCTTCTTTCTCCATCAGCAATAGCAGTCGCTTTGTGCAAAATTTCAGAGCCTTTAAAAATAATCATGCTATTGGGCGCTAGTTGAAGAGTGTGAATCTTACCGTTATACATGTATTGAAACTCATTTTGAGATAATCCAGTCCCGTCTCTATTTTGATTAATTATGGATATAAGACTGACAAAACGATCTCCATAGTAATTTGACAAATCTAAATGCCAATCAATATGGTCTCCCTTATTATTGTAAATTAATAAAGAGCAAGCATTTGGATCGTGTAAAGGAGTGCGTTGAATTGGTTTTTGCATTACATTTGATAGCGCATCTGTTAAACTGTTGGAATAGTACAACTCTAGAAAACCAGTGTAATCATCATTTTTGTGCAAATTTAAAAAATCTATTGCATGACCTTTTCTAATAATTGTATTTGAGGATTCATAGTTTTTATTCATAAATTGGGATTGCAAATATTCAAAAAATTTTGGATGCAAAATATCTTTAACAACAGTAACATTATTTATTTTTTCTACCTGATAATTTGGATTTATAAGCGGATGATATTTTTTTTCTAAATTCTTGCATTTTATATAAATTTCATGCAAATATTCCTGTACTGATATATCCTTTTCATTTACAAGAGAAGTGTGATACAATGTTGCAAATAGTAAAAATAAGACAATGATTATAACTAAAATAATTATGATAATATTTTTCTTTATTGGAATTTTCATTTTCATTTTTATTTATATATGCAAATAATAATAAACTTTTAAAAATTATTATTATTTATTTATTTGGAAACTTTAATGTTGATTTTAATAATTTTGCATTATTATTTGTAATGTATACTTTTGGTATTCTATAAAAAATTATTATTAATAAAATTATGATAATCAAAAATGTCCAATATTTAAATAGTATTATAAATAAAAGTATAAATATCCAAAAACTAAAAATAAATACTTTTACATGATCCATTCCTTTTTTAAAAACATAATTAAAACATTCGTTATTAATTTGTTTTATTTTATTTAAATTTATGTTGTATTCTTGAATTATTAAAATATTATTTAAATACGTACATCCAACACCATGTATAAAATATGGACGTTTTCCATTAAACTCTATGTAGTTTTTTTTAATAGTAATATTAAAATTCTTATCAGCTTCATTCAATGGATCTGCTATTACTAAAAATAATTCATTTTTAGAATCAACGTATATATCTTTTGGATTTTGAATGCAATATTCTGTTAATAATTTTTGATCATCCGTTTCTGTCAAGTTAATATTTTTTGATGCATTTAAAATATTTTTAATATCTTTTGCAAAACCACAATATGTTCCAGAATTTAAATTCTGTGATTTGCACTTTTGAAAATATATAGATGCAACAAATTTAAATAAATTATTTTCATATGTATCTGCTCCACAAATAATTTTACATCTGGTACGGGTTTTAATATCTAAAAATTTGTCAATAAATCCGTCCAAGTTTCTACAACATAAAACATCATAACCATCTAAAAAACACACTACGTCATTATCATCAATGCTTTCTAAATATTTTATAACTAATTCAAATTTCCATGAATAACCTTTCCATTCTTGATTATAACCCAATGTGGTAATATTTCCACCATTTCTTTTGCAAGATTTAATCAAATAAGGATAGTAAAATTTACTATCAGTAGAAACGGTTACAATATGAAGATTTCTATTTTTGTAATAATAATTATCATAGCTTGGCATATAAACTATGACAATACTTAAAAAAAATATATTTTTTACACTTTTGTGCATTTAAATTATAAATTTTACAAACTTTTGTAATGCGGGATTAAAGCAGAGTCCCAATTATTCTAACAAGAAAATAGTAGCGACAATCATTTTATAGGTGTACATTTCTTAAATAAAGATTATTGGTTCCATTATTTTGGAATACCAGTAAAACACGAATAAATAGTTTGGCTATTTATTCGTGATAGGCATTGAATTTAATGCCAACTGCGTGGACTACCTGTGCGCCCCACGCCCCATCCAACAAAATGCTGGGCGATATTTTCGCACCCAGCTACCATAGGTTCGCCTTGGTGAGCCATTACCCCACCAACAAGCTGATATATCTATAGTTTATTCGACTGCGCCGGAAATCGTTAGCAAGCTCCCAATCGTTAGCAAGCTCCCAATCGTTCGCAAGATCCCGATTCCCGGCTCATTCAACCTTATGGGTATTTCCCATTCAGCTAAATGTAGTCACAAAGTTTTACCTCGCGGATTTACTTCTATGGAAGTGTGATTAGCACCCCCAAAATATATATAGAGTCTGTCAAATGGTAGTTATCCATTAAAGTAACGTGGCGATCACATTCAATTAAGAAGGCGTTCAGGGTATTATTTACAACTTTTACAAGAAGAAATTCTTTACCTAAACATTAAATCACCATCATCGCTTTAACGCATTTTTGTTCAGTGTGACATAAAGCCACACCGCCCCCTAGCCTTGCGACCGTGCGGGGAAATGTCTGAATCACCCTAGTTCTTGCGACGAAATTTTTAGTCCGCCCCTTCCAAGTTTTAACAAAGTTGCCACCTTCTAACCTTGGATCAATATACACAAAGAAAATATATTTTTTATTTTTAGTTTTATAATTTTGTCTATTTAAATTTCCATTTTAGTATTTATGCTATAAAGGATATATATTGATTGCACATTTTAGCTAGTTAAAGCAGATTTTTGTAAATTATATTCTTCTATAATATATAACTTTAATGGTGCTAAGCAGTGGAGAGGAATTGCCTATTGGTTGGATATCAATAAGCGATTATTTAATAGGCCCTGGAGCTGATTTAAGAGATGTTGATTTATATAAAGCTGATTTAAGAGGTGCCGATTTAAAAGAAGCCAATTTAAAAGGTGCTAATTTAAGTGATGCTAATTTGATTAATGTTGATTTAACTAATGCTAATTTAACTAATTCTAATTTAAGGGGAACTGATTTAACTAGTTGTAATTTAACTGGCGCCAATTTAACTGGCGCTGATTTGAATGGTGCTTGTTTGGTCGATACTCTTTTATTTCAATCTTGTTTAGATAGAATTAAAAGTGGTAAAATAATTGGAAGGACTGCATATTTACCGTTTGATTGGAATTTGACTAAAGGTTATTTAATAGGCCCCAAAGCAGATTTAAAAGAAGCTAATTTAAACGGTCTTAATTTAAGTGGTGTTAATTTAACTGATGCTGATTTAAGAGGCGCTAATTTAAGGGAAGCTAATTTAACTAGATGTAATTTAACTAGTGCTAATTTAAGAGGAACCGATTTAACCGGGTCTGATTTTAATGGTGCTTGTTTGACTAACACACGATTATTTCATTCTTGTTTAGATGGAATTAAAAGTGGTAAAATAGTTGGAAGGACTAAATATTTGTCTTATCCTTGGAAATTAATTAAAGGTTATTTAATAGGACCACGAGCGGATTTAACTGGTGCTAAGTTAGCCCATGCTAATTTGAGCCATTTAAATTTGCATCATATTAATTTTACCAATGCTAATTTAAGTGGCGTTAATTTTGGATTCACTAATCTAACTAAAGCTAATTTAACTGGCGCTGATTTACGTCGCGCTGGTTTAACCCATTCTACCTTACATTTTACAAATTTAACTGGTGCTAATTTAAATTATTCTTGTTTACCCACGAATACAGTTCGCTGTAATTTAACTGATGCTAGTTTTTACAAAGGTTACTCTATTAGTAAATTTTTTTTGTGCAATTTAACTCGTGCTAATTTTACTCATGACAAACTTTCGTTGTCAAAATGTATTTTGACAGACATAAATTTAATAGACACAGAGTTAACAGACCCAGATTTTAAAAACTCACATGTACATGTTGGCGAACCTTTGCATTTACCTACTGGTTATAAATTTGTAAAAATTCCACGGGATAAATTCCCATTTTTTTTAAACAGCCAAATTGCATTCTTTGCTTCTGCAACAAAAATTGTTTTTACCGACAAAGATATTTTGGGTGTAATTTGTCCTATAGATAGTATAATTAGCGAAGTATATACTGATTTTTTTAAAAGAGAAAATGATATACTAGCCAACCAATACCATAAATTAAAAAACGTTGATTTGTCTGGTCAAGATTTACGTTCTGTTGATTTAACTAATATTGACTTGGCTTCTGCAAATTTAATTGGTGCAGATTTTTCTGGCCGTGATTTAAATGGATATAATTTTGAATGCACCGATTTAACCGGAACTAATTTGACCGGTACTAAACTTTCCATTGATGGTGAACTTTCCATAAAAAAAGATAACTCTATTGATTTAATAGGAGTAAAAAGTGGCAAAATAATTGGAACACCTGATTTATTTGGCCAAACAAAATTATGCAATGGTTATTTAATAGGTCATCGTGCTGATTTATATAAAGCTGATTTGTGTACCGCCAATTTATCTGGTGCAAAATTACGCAATGCTAATTTAAAAGGTGCCGATTTAACTGGCGCCATTTTAGGTGATGCAAATTTAATGTCCGCTAATTTATTTGGGGTTAAAAGTGGTAAACTAAAAGGAAAACCCCAATATTTACCTAAACATACAAAAATAACTAACGGATATTTAATATGTCCAGGAGCCAATTTATCCGAAGCAAATTTAAGTGGATTGGAGTTAATAGGGAACAATTTAACTAGAAGTAATTTAACCGGTGCTAATTTAACCGACACTAATTTAACTCGTGGCAAATTATATAAAGCTAATTTAACTCAAGCTAATTTAACCAACTGTAATTTAACTCATGCTGATTTAAATGGTGGAAATTTATTTGGGGCTAATTTATTTGGCGCCAATTTGACAAATACTGATTTAAGTGGCGTTAATTTAGAAGGCGTTAAAAGTGGTAATATAACCGGAACAAATCAAAAATTCCCCAAATTTTATATATTACGAAAAGGGTATTTAATAGGTCCGGGAGTTAATTTATTTGGAGCAAATTTAAATGATGTTGATTTAAAAGGCGCCAATTTAAAAAGAATTAAAAGTGGTAAAATAAGAGGAACACCTAAAAATATACCTCCACACTGGATGTTATACAAGGGGCGTTTAATAGGGCTTGGGGCTGATCTGGAGAGAGCTAATCTGGAAGGAGCCGACTTAACTAACATTTATTTAACAGGAGTTAGAAGCGGTAATGTAATTGGAAAGAATGTAAAATTACCTACAAATTGGCTCTTACGAAACGGTTATTTGTTGGGTCCTGGAGCTAATTTAAAAGAATTTAATCTAAATAATCTTGATTTATCTGGTGCTAATTTAAATGGAGCTAATTTAAGTTACGCCAAGTTAACTAATGTAGTTTTTTCTGCAGAAACCAGACTAGATTATTCTAATTTAACTGGTGCCGATTTAAGTGGTGCCAAGTTTGGCGAAGCTAATTTAAAAGGTGCTAATTTTACAGATGCTAATTTAAAAGGGGCTGATTTAACGAATACTAATTTAGCTGACACTGTTTTAACTGGTATTAAAACTGAAAATATTGCAGGAATAGACTTTATATTGCCCACCAACTGGGGCCTAAAAAATGGTTATTTAGTAGGTCCAGGCGCCGATTTATCCAAAGCTGATTTAAATAATATTGATTTAAGCGAATGTGATTTAACTGGTGTTAAAAGCGGTATAATAAAGGGAATCCCGACAAATTTACCCAAACATTGGTTGTTAATCGGAGGTTATTTGGTGGGTCCGGGCGCCGATTTAACTGGGTCTAATCTAAATGATCTTGATTTAAGTAAGGCAGATTTAACACGTGTTAAAAGTGGTAAAATATCTGGAATACCTGAAAAATTACCTATAAATTGGTTGTTAATTGGTGGTTATTTACTAGGACCAGGAGCCGATTTAAATGATGCACATCTTGAAAATCTTTGGTTATGCAACGCTTGTTTAAAAAATGCCATGTTGAAAAATGCTAAATTTAACAACTCTAATTTGGGTGGTGTCAATTTAACCAATGCAAATTTATCTCATGCGAATTTAAGAGGCGTTGATTTGCGTGGTACCAATTTAAGTTACGCAAGATTAACTAATGTTAAAACTGATAGGTTTACAAAGTTAGATATTTATACACAAATAAAAAATGCAGTTATATCTAAAAATCTTATATACTCTTTTAATACAAAAGAAATGATTTGTAGTGGTTTCAAAACAGCTGTATTTGTTTAATTATATCTTTTAAATATCATCAATATCTATTTCCTTTTCCTCTTCAACTTCTGCGCTTGGCATAAATCCAACCGTCTTTTTCCCAATATCGCTCTCAATAATTTTTTTAAGTTCATCATTGCTGCTACCAGATTCAAATACCAAACTGTCATCTGTTGCACCGTCTTGTCCCACGGCAACAGACAAATCATTTGCAACAAGATGCGACCAATCTATTGGTACAGTTCTCTTCAATTCCTCACGATTTTGCGCAGTATAAACCTCCAACAGATCACACACTTCCATACCATTCTTGTCTAGTTCAGTGGACCATTCTGCGCGACTTCCAATGAGAACCCACGTCCCTACTGCGACAAAATTATCGCGCTTGCCTTTTCCACTGAACTTACCACGAATCATAACACCTCGTTCTTTTCCGTCGGCACAAATGGCATTGAACTTGTTACCAAACATTTTGGTAACAATTCCGTATATTTCTGCGTCTTCTAGAGAAATGCGCAGATTGCGCCCTTTCTTTGAAGTCTCATTCTTTCTTGCAAACTTCTTGTGTCCGCTACCGCCAGTTGTATTCTTGACCATTTTGTTAGCTTTTGGATGCGCTACTAGTGTATACCTATTGTATTTTTCATTTTATATCATTATCACATTTCAATTTTTAATTTTTTGATAATCTGATACAAGCATATTTGTTTTAAATGTGCCGAATAAAATATCAAAATAGGGAATAACAATGCAATAATTGCATTTTAAGAAAAGATGATGAAGGTCATGCAAACCGTATACATAGTTTGAATGTGCGAGGAATCCCATAGTTATGTAAAACCACAAGACAATGATTAACTCCATTTGCGTTAAAGAGACAAATAATAGTGGCAATTCCAAACAGGTTGCAAGAGATATGTCATCTATTGACGTAAAATAAAATGTGTCAAATGGATAGACATTTACAATTGCATGATGTTTTTTATGTACAAGTGCGTAGAAATATCGTGAATGTGCCGCGCGATGATATGCATAATAATTTAATTCTGCAAGAACAGAATAGTAGAATAATGTGTAAACGGATTGAAAAGGGGTGTGAGATCCGCGCGGAAGCAAAGAATTATAGATGTAACAAGTAAACAATATTGACTGTAGTAAAAGGATGGGTACATTGCGCGCCATATCAATTAACTGTTCCCTTGTTTTTTCGAAACTGTAATTTGGATTTATATAAGGTTTGTTTATCAACCTACAATAGGCAATAGATGTAAATGCGGAAAGAGAAAAAACTCCAAGAATCATTTTTGAAGATTGAATAATTGTATTTATCATTTTTCTTATTAGATAATAACAATAAAAAATTTTTATATTGTTGTTATACCAATTCATTTGGATCAATATTTAACAGTCTCCATTTCATTTAAATAATCATCAATGTCTCCAAGTAAATGAGAGCTAGCATACTTGTCATAAAATACCTTCCATGTAATCTCCTGTAAAATCTCCTGAATATTTTTGTCTTGTGTCTCCTTCTTTTGTTCATCGGGTTCCAATGCATACCTGTCATAGAATTCTTCGTGCCAATCATCGTTTTCAAAATCAATGCGCTTTGCATCCCCATTTGGAACGCCTTTAAATCTGGCAAGTCTCTCTTGCCAAATTGGTGAAAATGATGCATAATATTCCCAATGATACCAATAATCTTCTTTCAAATTAAGATTCTTTCTTCCCAAGGAGAATAGTCCAAGCCGTTTGCTGCAATCAATATTGTATCTACAAACTATGGGCAAGGTTTTATAACACCTGCCTTGATCTAGATTAAGATCAGCCATCTCCTTTGTCTTGAAAATATTAATTTCTAGACAACTTAAAGCCGCATACACATTCTTCCCCATTTTCAAATTTTGACAAATGGAGAAGCATGTTAAAATCTTTGCCAGCAACAAGTGTCTCGTGTTTTTATAAACCTTCTTGGCCTTTTTATAAGAGTTTGCAAACTTGTCAAATGGTTTTTCGGCTTCTGCGCCATTGTTAAAATGACCTGTTGCAATGGTGATTAACAGATCAAGTTTTGCATCTGGACAATCTTCCAAGACAAACTTTGAAATGTTCTCGTAGTCTTTCTTTTCTAACCATTCTATCATCTGCACATTTTTTCCAAGAGATGTCAAAATATCATTCCCTTCAACAAAGTTCTCATCAATGTCAAAATTCTGCACAATTTGTCTTAATGCAAATACGTCCATATTGAATGGTCTAGTCAACATGTTAACAACAATGAGACCTGGAATCTTGTCGCGATCTTCTCCCTCGCAAGCAGCCTTTTTCCATTCTCCATACTTAACAAGTATATAACTTTCCATGGATGGATTCAATGTGGCAAAGAAATCATAGTAGATTTTTAAAATGATCTGGAAGATTTCTTCCTGAAATCCAGAATAATATAACTCGTATGTCCAAAATAAACATTCGTCTTGGCTCCTTTTTTCAAGAACCGATATAAGAAGCGCAATTGCAACTTCTTCCTTTATATACAAGTATCGCGTAAAAACTATGGGAGGATTCATTGTTCAATTTAGAAATTGATTGACGAGTTTATTGTAATCATAATAAATCCACTATTTTTATATTCAATTTTAAATTTAATGATAAATTTAGCATTGAATAAATTTATTATCTGCTAATATAATATAATGCCAAGTGCCTGGAACAACTTTGTAAAGCAGTTTTACGAGGAAAAACACAAGACAAACCCCAACTATAAGTTTAAACAAGCTTTATCTGATGCTGCCCCTCTTTGGAATAGCAAGAATAAGGGATCTATGACTGCAGCAATGCCTGCCAAAAAGGGTTCAAGAAAAGCTGCCCGTAAATCTAAAAGATCTACCAAGTCCAAGAAGAGCTCAAAGCGCGCACGATCCTCTGTTCGCAAGAGTCGCAAACATTAAGCTATATTTCTTTCTTGATTCGCACGCTTCTATTACAAATGCATTACATTCTAATAAATGCTGATTCACTTTTTTGAGTGAATCCGCGTTTAGACAGATTATCATATTTTTCAAATCATCTATTGCTGCATCATTGTTGCATATAGCATCAAATAAGTGAATAGTTTCGCCAACTGTTTTCCTTTTTTCAACTTGTGGATAAGTATTTAACAATAAAAGTTTTAAAACCCGATCCAGCCATCCTGTGCTTTTTTTGCAAACGGTCTTTAAGCCAAAAATTATATTAATTAAAATGGAACTTAAAGCAAAGGTATCCCATGTTTTAGATGTGGATTTCAGAATGGTGTCAACTATGTATTCTTCTGGTTTATTTATAAACGGATACAATGATAATTCGCATTCTTTGCGATAACTTTCTGCAAAAGTTTTAGAGAATTTTTTAATGTGGGGATGAGAATCAATATAAGATGCTATAATTGCATCTATATTGAATGCAGAAATACTTGTTTCTTTTTTTTCAATGATATATGAAATTACATGGAATTCAATGGGTAAAAAATAGTGAGTAGACTGAAAGTAGGAAAGGTGAAGTACTTTTTCTTCCTTTGACAACTGCTCAAGAATCAAACATGAGGTCAAGTCATGCACTATATGAATTAGGGTTTCTGGATTGTATAACATGTTTTGCGGAGACAAACCAACATTCAAAATTTTATACGATTGAAAAAAGTGGATGCATGATAAATATCCTTTGAAACCATTTATTAAATGGTATATATACATTCTTGTATCATTACAATTGTAAAGTTGATCAAAAAAATTAAGGGTATTTGTTGGAGAATATCTAAAAAGAGCAAAACCTGTATTAGGTTGCATTCTTTCACTTCTTTCTAGATATTTATCATTCAAGGATGAAACCCCAAGAAGTTCAAAGGAAGAAAAAGTATTGCAATGCTTATGAAAATCGGTTATTTGAGTTTTTAAAAACTTGGAAATCTTGATTTCATTTAAAGTGTAAAGGTCTAATTTTTTAACCATGTTGATAGGTCTATTATTTGTCTTTCGGTTTGTAGTCCTCTTTTGAATTGGAAAAAAAATACAGCTTTTAATCTGCAGTCCTTTGCTTGCCATTGCGTTTTATTATCTATCTATTGCAGATAGATTTAATTTCGCGTTTTTACGATGATGGAGAGATAGTGTCCTTTCTTACAATCATAAAGTAGCGATTCTTGTAAGTCTTTTTGACCTTGGCTTGAATTTCTTGGCTGGAAGTGATGCCGCTTTCGCAAAGCTTTGCTACGGCCTCCTGCAAAACGTCTCTGTTTGAAATGCAAAAGTCAATGAATCCATTTTGTGGTTTGAAATTGATGTCACACATAATAGATTTCTTTATGTGAGAATCCATTGAATCCAATAACTCGCGTTGAACACTTACATATTGGCGGCGCTCTTTTGGCACCTTTTTTTCAGTGCTCTTTTTTCGGTAATAGTATCTTGCACTCTTGAACATCTTGTCAAGAATGTCACCTTCGTATCCTAGATTTTCAAGACGGTTTACTTCGTCTTCAATGGCTTCATCATTTTCGTCAAGCCATGCAGTCCACGCCTCCTTGAATGCGTGTCGGTCATCGTACTGATGGATTTTTGCAAAATGGTTGAGCAGTTCCATGACCCCGTCAGTAAACTTGAAGCGAAAGATGCTAACGTCTATATCATTGATGTTGATCTCATTGTCGTGAGAATCTTCATCCACACGATTAATGATTGTAATATTGTTGTACTCATAGCTGAAGCCGATGTTCAGCTCATTAATAAAGTTTGGTGACTGGGTGTTGACGTGGTCGTTCAAATTGAATGTGCTTGTCATTTTGCCTTGAATATGCGTGTAATAGAACCGATGTACTTAAATACTTAGCAAGCATTTCAATTTCAATTTTTTTTTCATTTCAACTATTATCTTTATTTTTATTATTACGATAATAATTGTCTAAAATAAAGAATTATCAATAGAGATATATATGGCAACTCATTGTAAAGAAAAAATTGTGTATCCAAAAACTTATGCCTTATCATCTCAAGTTTATTTAGATCTTTATAACCAGTGTTATAGAAACATTGTTGTTATTAATTTGCCTCCAGAAGGCCCCTTATCGCGGCATGTTAGGCGAGTTCAATTGAAACCATTGTCGCAATTTAAACAACCTAGTGCTTGTTACAGAACAAACCAATGCTCGCTTGCTCTAACATCATTAAGACAATTTATGGGTGGCCCATTTTCTTCCTCTATTGGCTCTGGATGTGGGGGAAGGGGTGTTTGCGGAGGCGATTTGATGACTGATGATGAGATCCCATATTTGATATCCTTTTTAACCGCAAATGGATACAATGTTGACACAAAGATAACTAAGATGATGTTTCTAAGTGAAGTTAAACCAAATGAAAACAAGTTGATTTGCTACTTTACATATGTAGGCAAAAAATAACGCATTTCAAATTCAAAAATATTTTTAAAAATTGAATCAATGTAATTATATTTGTAGAAATCAATATAATTACAATTTGCAAAACTAGTACAACAGTTGATAATATGGAGACCGAGAAGCTTGTAATTGATGTAGATTTGCCCGAGAGTTTTGAAAAGTATGATTCCTCCGCGAAGAAGACAATTATCCAATATTTGAATCAGTTGTCATCAAATGAACAGATGGCGTATAAGATTGCCAAAGATCATCTTGGGTCATCTTTTAACATTTTGAGAAGCAATGGTTTCCAAGATTGGAAGAAGAAACAGCCTTCAACCTAATACAGTTTTTGGGTTCTTCTGTGAACACGATTAGTTTGATAAAACTGCCTTATTGCCTTATCAATCCTTCCTCCATTTAAACGTCTAGTTTTTGATCTAAATCTTTTTTTTCCACCTCTGTTTGCAGTATAAATTGGAAAACCTTCTCCGCCTTGCATGTCGTCACTATAATAAGATGGTGAACTAGAAGAAGACATTTGTTGTGGTGTAATTTTTTCAACCATTGAATTAAAGAATTGTGTTATTAGACCTGGATCAAGTTCACTCATAGTGTTATTTACTAACGCCATTATATTTAAGAGAGCCTCTAAACCCATTTGCGGAGAACTTTCCAAACTATCTACTAGTTGCAACACTTTTACAAAATAACTTAAAATAAAATTTTTTATAGGCACAGGAACTTTTTCATTGTACATCTCAATAAATGAATCAATAATACCTTGTAATGCATCTATAAATCCAGTAAAACTTGAGACAATTTTGCCTATTTTATCTTTATTTCCAAGCATTGAGTCAAATAATTGCGAAAATGCATTTGACGAAATAGCATAATTAATATTCAATAATTCGTCAATTTGTGGAAGTGTTACTCCTTGTATATTTTTTTTCATTGCATCTAATAATTTCTGCAAACTAATTTCAAGTAGCTTTCCAACGGTATATGTTGTAAAATTGATGATAAATCCAACAACCAGGATAACTGGTGAAGAGAAAAACATTGCTTTAAGTGCGCATACAATGGCGTTTGTATCAGGTGGTTCTTCTGCAACGGCCCCACCTTTTTGCATCTTGGTTTTTATCATTTCTTGCAATTTAGGATTCGTTGCAAATTCTGTATTTAACTGTGAATGAAGTCCTTTCATCTGGCCTAGTAGTTCTGTTGCACTTATGGTCGGTGAACTATTAGCCAATGCCTTCTCAGCCAGAGTATTTATTAAACTAAACACTCCATCCAGATTTTTTAAAATCAAGCCTGGAATTTTCTTTGAATCTCCAACAATTTCAAATAATTTTTGATAGATTCCAGTTAAAAGTACTTTTACATTAATCGTTTCACCAGTTTCAGGATCAGTATAATCAGGTATAGAATCAAAATAGCGAGTAAAAAAACCAGAAACCCTTGTTTTGAATTGTCCGGCTGTTAAAGCATAAACCTCTGTAAATTTTGATTTTAATGGATCAGTACTTAAAACTGTTCTAACATTGTTCAAAGCTTCTGTTGATACATGAGATTCTGTTGTATAAAGAGAATGAAATGGTTCAGGTTTTGTTAGCATTTGAACCTGAATAAATTCTAAAATTAAAAGAAGAATAAATCTCGTTATTACTGTCGCACCATACATTGATGTTTTTCTTCCAATTCTTGTTGGAACTCTTACAAGAACATTTGCTTTGGCCTCTTTTAAAAGGCAATCAAATGCTTTGTTGCCTTTTTTAATATAATCCTTTTGTTTTTGAGTAAATCTTCCAGCCATGTCTTTTCTTATTTTTTTTGATTCTCCCATAAATAGTAGGCTAATATAAGTCAAGTTTTTATTTTAAACCGATGAACATTTAAGTTCGCACACTTCGTGCACGTCTTAATTGATTTATCGGTAAACGTTGCATTTGAACACAATCTACACTTTGTGCGGATTACAATGTTCAAAGGTGTAAACTCGGTGACAATTTATTGTCGTTACAATTATCCGCAAAGTATTTTTATTGGAACCCAAATCTTCCAACTTAAAATCCACTCTAATATTTCCTTCTTTTTTTGAGGTTTTTGTTTAAGATGCGGTGGAAGTCCTTTACCTTTTTCACGTTTCTTATTGTATATTATTTTTGGTGTTGGTTTTTGATTTGGATTTATACTTGGGATTGGTTTTATTTTTACATAGTACATATTCATTTATGATGCGTTATTAAGTATAAGTATAATAAACTATGTTTAAATATTAGCATCATTCAATTTTAATCTTTATTCTATTGCATATTTTCTTTAGTTTCTTGTATCATTCTCTTATAATCTGCAAATGTAAGAGTATATTTTTTATCTACCTCCTTTCTATCTACCTTCTTAATAATGCTATAATTAAAGATCTTTCCTTCACATGTATAATGATTTGCTTTTTCTTTTAGTATCATCTTTCTATTAGATGCTGTTGATACTGATGCTGTTGATGGTTGACTAGAAGGTCCTTTGTTAGAACTGTCATTGTACTTTTTAAATTTTGCAAAAACACTCTTTTTTTCAGGCTCCTCCTTTTCTTGCTTTAATCTTTCCTCTTTTTGTTCCTTCTCTTTTTCTTTATCCAAAAGTTCCTCTTGTACAAATTTCTCTTCCGCCTCTTTAAGTACTTCTTTCATATTAACATATATAGATTTACACTGATAAGTACATACATATTTGCGACCAACTGTTTCTAACATTCTATATGGTATTGTATTATCTGTATAATATTTAAAAACTTCGCGATCTGCATCGTAACACATTATTACATTTCCAAGGGGAGTTTTTTCAATAATAATGCAGTTCTTTAATGATGCTAATTTTTCTTTGTCCAATTCTACTAGTGGAAGTAGGTTATATTTATCAATATATCTTTCTTCATATGGTACTTCAACATTTGCAACTGGTTGTGGGCTTTTGTCTACAGCTTCTATTATTAACACTTCTTCTGGCGCACTTAAATAAAGATTGTAACTAGTTTGAAAAATGTATTTTAAAAATGCATGTACTCTCGCTCTATTTTCTTGGCTATCAAAATAATAAACACTGAAACTTCCAAGTATGAAAAAAAAGAATATATTATAATCTAGTAAATTTGAGGAAGACATGTGTAATATATTTTATTTGTGATTTTGTATTTAAGTTGGTTAACTATTTATTTCAATGTTTTGGTTCTTGTTTTTCTGTTTGCGCTGAAGAAACTTGTTTTCGTCTTTCCTCAAAGAGTTGTGCAATGACTGCGGATAAATCTGGAACGCGTATCAGCTCATAAGTGTTTTTTGGATTATTTTCAGGATGGAGCCTCACAAGGAACAAGTCGGTCACGGTTTTACCATATTTGGCCTCTAATATTGCCTTGTAGACATTGAGCTGCAGAGAGTAATGCCAGTAATTTGTATCTGGCATTGAGTCTATGCATTCTGTGATCGCATACTTGTTCCATTTACTTGCCTTGACAATTTCTTTGCTTCTCTTCCAATCATAAATCATGAGTGTTCCGTCTGGATTCTCATATACCATATCTATGGATCCAGCTAGTTTTAGCTCTTCATGATAAATCATCCATTCAGTGCGATATGGTTTGAATTCAGGAAAGGCTGTAATATATTGCAAGAAGTAGACCCATTCTTGCGAGGTATTTTGGACAACCGATGCACCATTCTTATGATAGTAGTCAAGTAAATCTTTGTGTGTTGTTTTTCCATTGCTAGTTGCCTCCATGTTCATGAAGCATTCAATATTATAATGCAGATCTGTACCAGCTGTTGAGCCATTATTGGTCCATGATTGCTTGATTGCGTCTGCCGTTAGGCCCCAGTATTTGTGACCAGGCTTCCAGCTCTTGCCGCGCATCATATTCTCAATGATGGCATCTGCGTCAAATTTGGGGAAATGTGAATGGTTCCACGTTGTCACGCTAGTATATTTGGAACCTGGATCTGTAGTAATGGTGTATTTGTGGGCGGGCTCATCAAAGACGAGATTCTTGTCTCTTGGATGAAGATTGCGATTTAATAGAGTAGGTTTCAACATTTTTCTGTAGATTATTATAATTGATTATAGATTAGTTTTTATAATCAATTTTATTATTTACCTTTTTAATTTATTTATTTTCTAATAGTTGGACACGTTTTTTTAACTCTTTAATATCATTTACCAAAACTCCTATCAATCCTATATAGTTTAATGCCTGCAAGTTTTCTCCATCTTTTTCGCCAGTTACTAGATAAGGATATAGTTGTTGAACTTCATTAGCTATAAACCCAATATTTTGTGTTTTAGTAATTTTATTTATATATGTTACAGGTCTTAATTTGTCTACAGAAAATGTTTTATCAAGTTCCTTGATATTTTTCTTAATACGATAATCAGATGTATTAAAATTGCTATTTGTTGTAATAGTTCCACTTGCAATAATAGATCCCTTTGCAATTTCAACAATATCTTTTTGTGTAATATCAAAGTAAATTATAACAATTCCAGAACCACCCGTTCCAGGAGTTCCAAGATTGCCTCCAAGTTCATTGCATCCAGTACCACCACCTCCACCGCCTAAACTAAACCCATTTACGGTCCCTCCACTAGACGCTGTTCCTACACCTTCAAAACCTGCTCCTCCACCACCCTTTCCTCCTTGTCCAGCTTTTCCACCTTTGCCATTTCCATCACCTGCTCCGCCACCACCACCTCCACCAAAATATTGTTCAATTCCATCCATAAAAGTAACCTGAACTCCATCTGCTCCATTTCCAGCATCAGTTGGTTTTGAACCATCATATTCTGGAGCTCCTCCACCTGCTCCTCCGCCACCAGGCGATGATCCTGACTTCCCTCCGCCTTGCCCTCCTATTCCACCACCTCCTCCATTTCCACCATTTCCATATTCCTCATTGTATTTGTTATCACCCACTTGACCTCCTCCTCCACCATTGCAAATAATTGTAGTAGTACCGTAAATTATACTACTTGAACCTCCTGGAGAACCATTCGTTGACGCGTACGCATCTCCCTGAAGGCCTCCAGTTCCAACTGTAATATTTATTGTTTCGTTAGATGAAAGAGAAATTAAATTAGTTGAACTATTGGAGAATACTTGACCCCCACCCCCACCTCCTCCACAATGAGTAACGTCTTTATATGATCCTCCGCCTCCTCCTCCGCCACCAACACAAATATAATAAAATTTTAATGTTGCGTCATTTTTAAGTGAAATGGTACCAGTTCCAGAAGTAAATATAATATAGGCATATTTTGAACCAGTTGAAGATGGATTAGTTGAAAATGGATTAACTAATGAGTAATAGTGATCGTTATTACTTGATGTTATTATTACATCATCCATTGAAATTATACTTGAAAAAATTGCATCATTATTTACATTTAAAATACCATTCATTATTGTTTCATCATTTACAGTAAGATGTCCAGTGACATTTGTGTCTCCACCAATATTCAAATTTTTTTCAACGCCAATTCCACCATTAACAACAAGCGCACCATTATTTGGCGCAGTGGACTCATTGCTTCCAATAATAATATTTGATGTAGTATCTCCGCCATATTGAATTATAGTAGAGCTGTGCGGCAAAAATTGAAAAGTTGTTGCCTTACTAGTAAGTATTCCACTATCTAAATTTAATGTGCCGTCAATTGTTACGTCACTTTTAAATGTTGAAATACCTGTAAAAGAAGATATATTATTAACAGTTAGTTCTCCATCAATAATGACGTCACTTTTAAATGTTGAAATACCGTCAAAATAAGATGCATCAACAACGGTTAAATCTCCATTAATTGTTATACTTTCATTAAAAGTAGAATTTTTATCATCTATATTATTAGCTGTCAATGTTCCAAGAATTGTTAAATTTCCTTTAAAAATAGAATTTTCTGTAACTTCAAGAGGTCCACTAACAGATGCACTACCTTCTGCGACAACATTTCCTGTAACTATTAAAGAACCCGTTGTTATTGAATTTGTTGTTATTGAATTTGTTGTTATTGATCCACCATCTATTGTTGTATTTACAATTGAAGATACTAATGGATATATTGAAGTGTCAAAATAGATTATAACAACACCATTAGATCCTGACCCTCCTATTGTACCCGCACCCTGAACAGCTCCTCCACCTCCTCCACCACCATAAATATTATAATTAGCAGTATAAGCGTCATGTCCAGCACCTTGACCAGGTCCTCCTCCAGCTCCTCCACCCGGTCCTCCTGGCGCACCAGATGGGTCTGAACCAGTTTGATTATTATTGCCTCCACCGCCTCCATTTCCAAGAGAATACGCAATTCCATTAATAGTTTGATTAAAATTTGCTGTTCCATTACCACCTGTCTCGCCTCCAGAACTTCCATCTCCGCCGTGTCCACCACCGCCTAAATTTCCTACACCAAATCCAGAACCACCCCCTCCACCATTTGCAGATATTAAACCAGGATTTCCACCACTTGCAATTATTGAACCAAAATTGCTTTGAGATCCTGCATTTCCATTTGTATTATTTGTTATTGGAGCTAAACCACCAAGTCCAACAGTAATATTGTATGGTGTTGAACTTGTAGGTAGCTGGGTTAACCCATTTAATACTTCGCCTCCACCACCGCCTCCACCTCCGCCATTTGGTCCATTATCTAGTGGGGCACCTCCACCTCCACCTCCACCTCCAACTACAATGTAATTAATATTAATTGTGTTAAAAACAGTTGATTCAAATTTTATAGTACCATTGTTAATAAAAGTGTAAATTTTAATATTATTATAATTTGTAATATATGGATTTCCAGTTGTAGTTATAAAAACTCCATTATCTAAATACGTAGAAATACCACCAACATTCAAATTTTTACCAATGCCGACACCACCTTTTACAACAAGTGCACCATTATTTATCCCACTGGACTGTTCACTGCTCATAATAATATTTGACGTAGTGTTTCCACCATATTCAATTGTAGTAGAACTATATGGTAAAAATAGAAAAGTTTCTGCAGCACTAGTGAGTATGCCGGAATTCAAAGTTAATTCGCCATTAATTGTCACGTTTTCATTAAAAGTAGAATTACCTTCAAAAAAAGATTTATTATTAACAATTAAAGGACCATTAATTGTCGTTTCAGAAGAAACAATTAAATATCCGTCTAAATTTACATTTGCATTTATATTTATTAATTTTCCATATAAATTTGCATAATCTTCAAAATAAATAGAAGAGATATTTATTAATGTATTTCCATTTAAATCAAGATCACTTTTGCATACAATTTTGGAGTTTTCCTGGCCCAATGCAATAGTTATACTTTCATTATTGCCAGTTGCATAATTGCTGCGCACGATATTATTTGTTGCGGCACGATCCAACCCTCCATATTTTCTAAATGACATGTATTCTATATTCTATTCTTATAATTTTTATTCAAATCATTTTCAATTAATATACTTTCTTTGCCTAGAAAAATCAAATATTGTGTGGACAAAGCCAAAATTTTATTAGTTTTAATAATATTTAGTAATATTAATGGGGTATATCGTTGAGATATCCATTAGCTTATCGTGTCACGCAAATTTTTCAACTATTAAAAATGACATTGAAAATATTGCGTTTTTGCACAATTGTGAAAGTGTGCATGAGAATTATGAGATGGAAGGCGGAACCAAGATTACAAGAAACCATTGCGTATTAACCGTGTATTTTGAAGAAGATGAAATAATGAACTGTGCAAAATTTATAGGAAAAATTAAAAAGTTAAAAGAGACTCATATAGAGTCTGTTTGTGAAGCCGATTTTAAACTAATATATGCGTCAAAATATTATTTGTCGACGATGGATAAGGGTTGCATGGAAAACTACAAAAGATTAAAAAGAGATCGCGGTTATACAGATGGTGAGCTTATACTTCTTAAATATCTTGAGAAGTATAAAGAGAACGATAATGACAAAGATAAGGATAAAAAGAAAGACAAAAAATAGTAAGGTTGTTTTTATTTCTTGGATTTAGATTTAGACTTTTTGGACTTGGATTTGGACTTTTTTTTTGTCGTAGCCTTTTTTGTAGAGTGTTTTTTTGTCGCGGCTTTTTTTGGTGTGACTGTATTTTTCGTATCCATTTGTTTAAATGGAAGAACAGATAATGACTCTAATCCATCTTCAGGAAACTCTCCAAGTTCAACGGCAGGATGACCAGAAAATTCAAATGTCTGTATTTCAAATGGTTCTTGGATTGATGAACTTGAGGGGCTCAAATAAGTATTAAACAAACGTTGATCAATGTCCTTATTAACGGCAGGAACAGATAAAAGTTTGACTAAATCTTGTTCGGTAAAATTCATAGTTTTGTCAATCTTTTCACCATTATTATTCATCTTAATGTGCAATTTACCTTTACCTTTTTTCATATTTCCATCCCATGATAAACTACTTGTCCTTTTTTTTCCATTTGCACTTATAATTGTGTCGGCCTGTCCTTTACTTTCAATGTTCAAATTCATTTTTCTATATACAAAATACATATTATTATTTTTTTTAATATGTATTTTTTACATATTTAAAATATTTGCGATAAATATAAAAGCATGCAACTAAATGCGAGTGAATATGAAGATTTACCGTTTGATGTAGATGAGATGAATAATTTAGCTAGTTCTATAAATAATTTTGAAAAATGTGTTGTTCCAGTTTTGTCAAGAAAGCAAAATGGAATTAATACAGCAAAAGAAACAGAATTTTTAAATCTTGGGCCAGCTCCTAGAACAAAGGTAAAACATCCTATTGCAAATCCCATTGTAGATCGCATTAAAAATTCCAACAAAAATATTAACAATAATAATTTTAAAAATCCATCAAAACCATTTATAGAAAGACCTCAAGTTATAGATTATCAGCCTTTGCCTTCTAAAACTGGTCCAGTATTAACATATGATGATCTTTTGTCAAATATGAATATTGTTATTAGAAATGGTGTAATGTATCGTGCAAATAATATTCAACCTATTGCACCCGCAAAACAGATACCTCAAAAAGTTCATTTACCAATACCAATTCCGCCCGCGAGGTTACGTCAACAGCAACCTAAAAATATGAAAGTTCCAAAAGGTGGAAACTATATTTTAAACAAGTATTTTAAAGACCAGGTTCAAGCAGAAGAGAAAGCAAGTGTTCAAATTCCAAGAACAAAGGAAGAGTTCAAAAAAATGCTAATATTTAAAAAAATTAAACAGTTTCTTGCTAGAAAAAGAATTGAAAAAATAAAACCCAAAAAAATGCTGTTTAATAATCAAAATACAAATATATTACAAGGTTTAGGTCTAGATCCAAATAATTTATTTAAACTTAATAGATAATAATATGTAAGAAATATATATGCAAATACAAGGACCAAAAGAAAAGAAAAAATATTCAAGAAAAAAGGATAAAACGGGAATAATTGTATCGGGTACAAGTTCAAAGGAGAAGAAGAAGACTTCCAGGAGAAAAAGAAAGGAAGAAAATATTGAACTTGTTATAGAGGAACCAATTGCATTAGTTAATGAAAAGTTACCTCAAGATATGACAACAATAACTGATGAGATGTTGTCTGCGAAACTACCCACTCAGTTGGCTCCTCAAGATGCAACAACTATAACTGAGCAATTTTTGCAAGCTCAACCAATGCAAGCTCAACCAATGCAAGCTCAACCAATGCAAGCTCAACCAATGCAAGCTCAACCAATGCAAGCTCAACCACACTCAACGGTATTGGAACAAGATGATCTACGACCTTTGGAGAATTACGTGGAAATGGAACTTCCAGAACCAAAAAAATCCAGAAAGTTGAGGAGGAAGCCAAAAACTGCAATGTCACGTAAGAAAACTTCTAGCTCTTCAAAAAATTCTGCAGTGGAATCTGCGCAGGCGGCAAAATTAATTTCTAAAAAAATTGAAGAGAAATTGCCATCACCAAAAAGTAGTTTAAAGACAACCGCAGTAATCCAACAAATGGATACACAGAAACGATGGAATGAAGAATATAGCGAGCTTATGGTTAAATTAGCTGCTCTTATGATGAAGCAAAAAGAACCCATGCGAGCTCGTGCCTATAGAAATGCTGAGCAAACCATTTTGAAGTATGATGGTGATATTACTAGTCCCGATCAGCTCAAGGGCATGCCAGGCATTGGTCCAACCATTTTGGAGAAGTTGCGACAATATACGATGTCACCCGAGAAGACGCTCCCCGTTTTGGAGCGCGGAAAAAACGACCCAACTGTGATCCTTGGTGATGTTTATGGCATTGGCCCCAAGAAGGCTGAGGAATTGGTAAAGATTGGCATTACGACAATTGCTCAGTTGCGCGAAAGGCAAGAAGAGGTTCTCAACAATGTGCAAAAGGTTGGACTGAAATATTATGAGGACATCTTGAAGAGAATTCCTCGCTCAGAGATTGAAGAGTATGAGATCATCTTTCAAGAAGCTTTTCCCAAAGAGGAGGGCGCAAAAATGGAGATTGTTGGAAGTTATCGCCGCGGTGCGGAAACATCTGGAGACATTGATGTCATTATCACTGCTCCAGAGGGGTCAACAGTTTTCAAGGAGTTTGTTGACCGGTTGGTAGAAGAAAATATTATCTTGGAAGTGCTTTCAAGAGGCGACTCCAAGTGCCTAGTAATTGCAAAGCTGCCTGGAAACAATATAGCAAGACGCGTAGATTTCTTATATGCCAGTCCAGAGCAATTCCCATTTGCAATTCTGTATTTCACTGGTAGCAAGGTGTTTAACACGCTTATGCGCCAACGAGCTCTTGATCAAGGCTATTCTTTGAACGAGCATGGCATGTCAAAGATGGAGGGTAAAGTTAAGGGTGAACTCATTGATCATGTGTTCCCTGATGAAAAATCCATATTTGATTTCCTAGGAATGGAATACAAGACCCCGATGGAGCGCCAAGATGCGCGCGCAATTGTGGCCGCGCCTACATCGGGAGCAAAAATGGTGGCTAACAAAAAAATGTTACCTACATCCATCAAGGAGACTTTTGCAGCTGTGAAAACAGCGCCTACATCCGTGAAGGAGAGTTTTAGTGAAGTTTTGCCAAAACCTGCGCCCACCAAGAAGAATACGTCTTTGAAGAAGCCAAAGAATACCGAGATGGAATTCGTAATTGCGGAACCGGAGGGAATGGTTGATGTTAAAAAGGCTGCAGAGATACCTCCCGACATTATGAAGGCTATTGTGGATTTCAAGAAGAATGGCATTTCTGTTTTGGAAGGATTAAATGAGAATCAGTTGAGTCAAATTATTCATGTCGCCAGATATGTTTATTACAATGATATACCTGTTATGACGGATAATCAATACGATATTATCAAGGAATACGTTGAAAACAAGTATCCCAAGAATGCGGAAGTGCTGGCAGTTGGAGCGCCAGTTGGCAAAAATAAAGTGGAGCTGCCATATGAAATGGCATCTATGGATAAGATCAAGCCTGATACTGGTGCTCTTGGTGCATGGGAGAAGAAATTCACTGGACCTTATGTCGTGTCTACAAAGTTGGACGGTGTAAGCGGTCTTTACACCACTGAAGGCGAGAAACCCAAGTTGTATACAAGAGGCAACGGCAAAGTCGGTCAAGATGTTAGCCATTTAATCCCACATTTGCGCTTACCAAAGACACAAGGCATTGCGATTCGTGGCGAGTTTGTCATTCAAAAGGGCGTTTTTGAGAAGAAGTACAAGGACAAGTTTGCCAATGCGCGAAACTTGGTCGCTGGTGTCATTAACCAAAAGTCTGTGGATGAAAAGGCTCGCGATGTAAGTTTTGTGGCATATGAGGTTATTAAACCTGAGCTGAAACCGAGTGCACAGATGGAGTTTTTGGGAACGCTTGACGTTGAGCCAGTTTACTACAAAATATTGGACGCAGTTTCTAATGATGTTCTTTCTGCACTTTTAATTGATTTGCGCAAGAATTATGCATATGAAATTGATGGAATTATTGTCACAAATGATAAACTGTATCCTAGAGGAAGCGGAAATCCAGAGCACTCATTTGCATTCAAGATGGTTTTAAGCGATCAAGTTGCAGAGGCAAAAGTGGTCAATGTCATCTGGACCCCTAGCAAGGATGGATATTTGAAACCACGTGTTCAAATTGAACCAATCCAGTTGGGTGGCGTTAGAATTGAATATGCTACTGGTTTCAATGGTGCATTCATTGAACAAAATAAGGTCGGCATCGGCGCCCTGATTGAACTTATCAGGAGTGGAGATGTAATTCCGCACATTAAAAGCGTTGTGGAGCCTGCTGAAGAGGCAAAGATGCCTGATGTTCCTTATATGTGGAATGATACACACGTAGATATTATGCTGGAAGATGCTGAATCAAATGAAACCGTAAAGGAAAAGAATATTACGGGGTTCTTTAGAGGATTAGAAGTGGAAGGTTTGAGCAGCGGAAATGTTGCGCGTATTATTAAAGCTGGTCACGACTCTGTTCCAGCCATTTTACAAATGGATTTGAGTGACTTTTTGAAAGTTGACGGTTTTAAGCAAAAAATGGCGACAAAGTTATATGAAGGAATTAAGGAGAAGGTTGGTGCTGCCTCACTTGTGACAATCATGTCGGCTTCAAATATCTTTGGCAGAGGATTTAATGACAAGAGAATTGATCCTATTCTGGAGGCTGAACCAGATATTCTAACTTCAACCGATGCACCTGAAGTAAAGGTGGAGAAACTTAGAAAGATCAAGGGTATTGAGAGAAAGACCGCAGAGGCATTTGTGTCAAAGATTCCCGATTTTATAAAGTTCTTGCATGATGCCCAACTGGATAACAAGCTGTCAACTGTCGTTGCAAGTGCCGAAAAGGCTGCAGTAAATGAGGCTCATCCACTCTTTAAGAAGACGGTTGTTATGACTGGCATTCGGGATAAGACTGTTATTGAAGCGCTTAAAACAGTTGGAGCCAAACTTGGATCTTCTGTAAGTGGAAATACTCTTGTTGTCATTGCCAAGTCAAAGGATGAGGACACAGGAAAGGCCGAAGAAGCAAAACAAAAGGGAATTCCTATTATGACTCCCGACGAATTTATGCAAACCTATTTTGGATAAAAATTAACAGAATGGGAAAAAATAAAAATAAATAATATTTAACAATTTATGGAGGAAAATATTATTCGCAACTGCATGAATAAGGTTAGACCATATTTAAAAAAATTGTGTGGGGCATGGTATATGTATTTGCATCTTTGTCTTGCAGCATTCTCAACAATAATTTTTTTATTTGACAATAATGTTTACCATTTGATTCTTCTTTTAAATATTATTTTTTTGGATTCTCTTGGATGTATAATTTTGAGTGATTGTCCATTGAATATATTTGAGGAAAAATATACAAATACAAGCATGTTGATTGAAAGAATGAAATGTTATAATAATTTTGGCATAATGTATAAGTGTGATCATAAATTTGAGTGCACAATGGAATTATTAATTAATGTGGCAACGCTTCTTTCAATAAAAATAGTCATGTTAATAGCAATGCAAATATTTGGGGTAAATTTTCATCCATCTACCATGATTTATCCAACTGTTTTTTCATATAAATAACAATGTTTTTGTTAAAAAACTTTTATATAGTGTTAAAAAAGCTAATAAAAATACCTGAACAATATATATAAGGAAAAATGTTTAAAACCGTTGTATTGATTGCTCTCCTATTTTCTAATATTTTTGTAAATGTGAATGCTGCACAACCATTCTGGAATGATTTTTTGCAATTCCAGAATCGTTTTCAAAAGAAGTATGAATCAGTTGAAGAGCTTGTAAAGCGCTTTGACGTTTTTGTTGAGAATATGCGCGGGATTGTCCATCACAATAGTGATCGTTCCCAGAATTATACTCTCGGAATGAATCAGTTTACTGATTTGACTCCAGATGAGTTCAAAGAAACGTATGTTTCTGGTCTCTTGCAAAATGTTGGCAGATCTACATGTGGTAAGTTTGTAAAAGGTTCTGTGATGATGTTGCCAGATGTTGTTGATTGGCGCAAGAAGAACGCAGTAACTGTGGTAAAGGACCAAGGACAATGTGGGAGTTGTTGGTCATTTTCTGCAACTGGAGCCATGGAGGGTGCGTGGTCAATCAAGACTGGAAACCTTGTTAGTTTATCCGAGCAGCAACTTGTTGATTGCTCCCATAGATATGGGAATCTTGGGTGCAAGGGAGGGCTTATGGACAATGCGTTTCTCTACGCGATTGACAATTCGGGAATTTGTGGGGAGGAGTTTTATCCATATACTGCCGAAGGAGGGTCATGTCAAAAGTGCGACGCCGTTGTGCAGATCTCTGGGTGTAATGATGTCACCCCTAACAACCAGGCTGATCTAAAGGCTGCAGTGGCTTTGGGTCCTGTATCTATTGCAATTGAGGCCGATACACGAATTTTTCAATCATATTCTTCCGGTGTTATTACTAGCGATACATGTGGAACTAAGTTGGATCATGGAGTTCTTATTGTTGGTTATGGAAGCGAGGATGGAATTGATTATTGGTTGGTGAAGAATTCATGGTCTGCCAGTTGGGGTGATGAAGGCTATGTTAAAATTAAACGTACAGATGACGTAAATGATGCTGGCGTCTGTGGAATCGCAATGCAACCATCATTCCCAACAGTTTAAATAAATTTGCATCATCTAGCATCTAGAATAAATGCAATATATGTTATAATTATATGTTCTAATATATAATTATAATCATGAATAACAATAATTTAGATTCTTTACCTTATACAGCAACGTCAATATCTGTTGTTGGAAGATTCATTTTCATGTTTCTTTTGTACAGAAACAAAAGCACAAATGTTTTATCTTTACTATTTTGTATTTTAAATATTGCTTCATCTGGTATGTGGATATATTACAGTGTCAATAACAAGGATTTTCCAATGATTGTGCGATCTTCAACCGAAGTTTCTTTATTAACAATTTCAGCAATTTATATTATTAGAAATAAAGCAATAGAGTATTATACAAATAGGCAAGTATTGCCTTCATAGCGTGCGCAAATGTGTTGGTGCCTTTTTTGACTTGACAGGTTTCTTTGTTTTAAGAGGCTTCTTTGAAGGTTTCTTTGTTTTAAGAGGCTTCTTTACAGGTTTCTTTGTTTTAAGAGGCTTCTTTACAAGTTTTTTTGCCTTAGACTTATCAACAGACTTTTGGATTTTCTTTATGACATCTATTATCTTGGGCGCGGTTTTTAATGCTTTGTCTATAGATTTTTCACCTGGAACGCTAATCTTTGAGGGAGTTGTTTCTTGAGGAATGTCGTCTGTTGCGAAGGAGTGATCTTCTTCTGCTGTTGAATCATATGTAGATGATTGATCTCCCGAACTGTATGAAGAACTACTGTAATCAGCGCTACTATCAGCTCCATAATCTCCACCATATTGCAATTCTCTATCATACTCATTTGACACGCCACTTCGTGCAACCAACAACAAAAAAATCCAAGTGAATGAGAAAAATCTCATATATATTATCTATACAAAATTATCTTTAAACTATTGGTCATTTGAACATTAGAAAAAGGGTAAACCCCTAATTTCTTTTATTAATTAGTATTACAGACAATCTACTTCTACTTTCATACAAATTTCAAGTATTAGAAAGGAACCCCGCCCTCTTTGGCACAGATGACCTCATACCCCTGTTTATGAACTTCTTTTGTGAGAGCATTTAGAGAATTGAGAGCTGCAATGAGAGCTGCAATTTCAGCATCGCGCAATTGAACCTTATCGAGCAATTCAATGATTTTTCTTGATTGCTCCTGGCGCGCAATAACAAGCTTGGCATTTCGTTGAATCTCCTTGTCAAGCGCCATATCGTATTCTTGGCGCATATTTTCGCGCTCCTGTTCCAATTCAGCAATGCGACGATGAAGGTCCTCCACGTTTTCATCACTATGCTTTGCGGAAAGGAAATGTGCGCACAGAGAGATGTAGTCATCATGAGTGAGATTCACAAACTTTTCCCCATCGTGGTAACCACGACACAAGTGAGAACCTTTGATCTTAATGTCGTTGCGGACTATCTTGGCTTCCTCGCTGTCATACCAGCAGGCAAACTTAACGTGCGCTTGACGACCTATAGCATTTCCATGATGATCAGTTACGGTGTTAAACTCAATCCACGAAATATGTCCTAGACCAAGCTGATTCTCCAGCAGATTGGCCAACTCACTACACGTAACGCCAAAAGGGTTTTGGGCAGGTGTAGTAGTGAGATGATTGGGAACGCTTGGAATGTAGAGATGCATAAAATCATGCTGATTGAGCGCAAGCTTCTTGAATTCAGTCATTTTGATTTGGTCGTGTGTATGTGGAGTGTTTTACTAGAAGAAAGCTTGTCAAAAAAACTTTCAATTTTTTTAAAAACTTTTATAAGTATTTAAAATTTTTGTAGATGTGCAAATAAGAAAAACATTTTGCAATAATAATAATAATATGTTTTTATTCTAAAATTCCACTTCATACTCAAGAATATTTTTAATATCCTTCTTAACATAAGAGAACAGATCACCCTTGATTTTACTGTAGACGTGCTCTTGAGTAAAATTAATTCCCATAAGCTTCATCATAGTCTTGTTATATTTTTCCGCTAACTTGTCATCATTCTCTATTTTTTCTTCATTCTTTTCTTTCCATGCCAATAATTCATTCAATATTTTTAGATGCAGCCGGTTAAGACCCTTGGTGAATTGTTCTCTAGAAAGAAGCTTCCAAGTGGGAGCATCACCATCCATCTCATAGATGTATATTGAGCCCTGCTTTTGACAAAAACTACAAACGGGATTATCTGCATCCTCTGGCAAATTTTTTGCAAATATTGTCGCCAGAGTCTGGTACATGGTATTTTCCATAAGAATATCTATTGTTCCTGCATTAATAGTCAAATTCTGGAACCATTCGGTAAAACTAGTGTGGGGTTTTGCTGAAGAACTCGTATTTAACCATTGGATAACATCAATCTTCTTCTTAGTTCTTTGAACCCATTTCTGCATTTCTGTCATTTTCTTTTCCATAGACGAGCATTTTTTTGTAAGCTCCTGCACAATAATAACCAACTGTTTATAAGTTGGAAGATCTCCCTCTTCTTCGCCTTCAATTAACTTTTCGCGAGGAGGTTTATTTGCAATTTCGCATACGATTTGATGTCTGTACAAAGAGGACTTGTTTGTATACTTTTTGTCACAAGAAGAACAGCAGTGTTTAGAGGTTTGGTTTAAAGGTTTGTTTAATACAGAGATGACAAAAGCCATTTTGGTGTAAAATCTAATAACAAATGCAAATATTATCAATTTTAAAATCAATTTTTTAAAAAATATATTTTTGCCTGTAAATTATATATCACGTTAGTTTATAGAAATGATATCAGGAATAAATTCAAATACGCATAAAGGAAATAAAGACGACTTATACAATAATCCTCTAGAATTTTCAAAGTCTGGTTGTCGCGGATGTAATAGAAATTTGGCAAGTAATGATCCGGCGTCACAATATCAAAGGCAAAAACTTATACAAAATACTGTTAGAGTTCCAGCATCATTATACATTGACAATTTAGGAGCATTAAATGTTTATCAAAAACCTGAACCGAGATTTGGAGTAAATTGGAAACAAATGAGCGACAGAGCAATTCCTCACATTCAAAATGTGTATGTTCCTAGTCGCGGAAGTAGTACAAGGCGTTCAGTTACTAGAAATCGTCCGGGTGCAATGTCACCGGGAGGAGTTGGCGTTGATATGAAACACAATTCTTATGATAGATACTTGGCAAGGATTAAGGGTAAGTCCCCTTTGCGTCGTGGAGTCATTCCTGCAACGTTTGGCGCACCTTCAATTCCTTTTAATCAAGCATTTCCAGTGTATGGAGGAAAAACAACTAAAACAAGTATTGTTAACAATTGTAATTGTCCAATAGAAGAAAGAATTGATGCAGATCGCCGCATTTACAAAAGTCCTTTACAAAACGAGATATATTCAGTGGATTACACATTTTCTGTTGGAGATTTTGTTTATGCTATTAAAAATTCAAATAAAACTGGACCATATTACAAAGCAATTATTTTAGCTATTTCGAATGGAATATATGAAATTAAATTTCACGATAGCAACGAAATTAATTATAAAACATATGGAGAATTGTTAATATATTTTAAGTGCGATAATTGTTCTTCATCATTAATAGATTTTATTAGAGAATACTCTATTTCATATTTAAATGATAATAAAATTAGTCCAGCATGTGAACTTTTGGGAATGTTAGCAAATGAAGAGATTTCTTCTGATATTATAAATTATATACAAAGTGAAATAAGAAATGTTTCTTATCCAAATATATATTCTTGATTAAATATATAACATGAAAAAAATGGCAATGGTTTTAGATGTTAAAGGAGTAAATCGGGGCTTACAACATAGATTGGCCAATTTGCAACAACAACAAGCTAGTAAAATAAATTTAGGAACTGCTCACAAATATTTTAGCAGGATGAGTTTTGGCGGGCAAATGATTTCTCGTCTTGATGGTTCAGCAAAATGCGGAGGATGTGGAAAATAAAGAGGAATTATTATTTTTATACCAAAACAGTTGTCGTATAAAAATAATTTTATATTTTTAAATAGTATAATGCCAATTGGTGGAAATAATGCTTCATACCCATCTTCAATATTAAACAGATCAAATTACTATTCTTCTAATTATTCTGGACCACTTTTTTGGAATACAAGATTCAACAACTGCAAAAATACTCTTTGTTTTACTCACAATCACAACTATATTTACAAGTCTCATACTGCGTATGGAATGGTCGGCACTACTGCGGCTGCTAGGCTTGGTCGTAAGAATAGGCTTTAAACCGTCCCATTATAAATATTCAAGGTGTAAAAGGTCTATTAGACTGGATAATATTAAACGTAAAAACAACTTAAAGAAAACTTAATTACTTAAGTTGATGGGTGGTTTCTGGTAAACAGTTGGGGATCGTCTATTGCTCCTGCTTTAGCTCAGTTGGTAGAGCACTTGACTGTAAATCAAGGTGTCGCTGGTTCAATTCCAGCAAGCGGGAATAAAAAATATTAAGTCTTGAGATTTAATATTTTTATTAATTTATATTAATTGGTGTTTCACGAATGTCAATTGTATGTTTTTTAAATGGGTCCATAAGATCTTCAATAAATTCGTTCAATTTTTGTGGTTCTATCAGTTCTGGCGGATTACAAAAAAATGAGCAAAATATGTTTTGTCGCAAAATCTCCGCATTGGCAATTTCCTTGTGAAACATTTGATCAATGATTGAAAATGCTGATTTTAATAACAGAATTTCACGAACTAATTTGTGTTTTGAATTGAATAGAATTCTTAATTGATTGCGCTGTTCAGTGTTTAAAGTATTTTTTGTTTTTTGCATTGAATTTATATAACGAATTTCATTTTTAACATTTTTTAACTGAGTTATTGTTTTTTTCCTGTGATCATCAATTTTTTTTATGATTGAAAATATATTTGTATTATAAATTACTGGGTAACGAAAACGAATTACGCGCGGAATAATAAACTGGTTTGTTTCTTTTATCTCTGCTATTTTTTTTTCAACATCTGATAACTTTTGTATCATTTCTTGTTCCATTTCACGTTTATAATTGTAAATTTGTGTTTTAATTGCTTTTTTTTCTTCTTCTGGTAACGCACCTTTATATAAACTTTTTTGCAAGTCAGTGTTTCTAAAAAGTAGAACAGATCCTGATGTAAATTCAACAGTACTTTGAAGCTTGTCATATTGATGAGCTGATATTTTATGTGCCTCTGATGCTGCATCTAATTTGAAAAAATTTACAAGTGCCAATAAAAATGCAATTATTCCATTAACTGCTGATATGAACATGGCGCCCCACATATAATCACGCAATATAGATGCTAAAACTGTTGCTGCAGTTGAAAGCATAATTGCTGGCATCATAAGCAGATTTAAATTTTGTTCGGCATAATATTTAGATTCCATATAAATAATTTTTTGACCTTTTAAATAGCTTGCTAAAATGTCTAATGCAGATGAATATTTATGATTTATATCACTATAATATTTGTCAATTTTATGTTCAACTTCCATGTAATTTAATTTTTTGTAAGAAATGGGTTTATTTTTCTCTTTTAATTTTGATTTTGATTTTGATTTTGAAAAATTATCTAAAAAATAAATATCAGTATTATCTTCACATAATGAATGGATCAAATCATCTTCTGTTCCATCATCAGTCTCACCCGATGTATTAAAAGATGTTTCCGTATAACTATCACTTAATTCACTTCCACTATCACCATATTTACTATTTTCTATAACCATTTTTTCAAGGGTAGATTTTTTATTTGTTGGGGGGTCTCGGGCTTGTCTTTTTTCAGTATTAACATTTCTTTTGATTGCATTAAATCCTATTTTCATTAATTTTAGTCTTTCATTTTCTGTATTATCATCATGTATACTTTGTTCTTGTTCTTGTTCTTGGTTCTGCAATTCTAATATAATATTTTCTGCCATTTGCTCTTTCTTATATAATCTTTTTACTATTTTATTTTTAATTTTATATTATTATATTATTATGCCATCCAGACATACCCGCAAGAATACTCCTTGGAAAGGTTGGAATAAACAAGTTCCTGGGACTCACCAAAAAACACTTATGCTGAAGCGCTGTGGAAAAAAATGCTTTTTAGGATCAAATAAAAGTTTTCCAATTTGTAAAAAAAATACATGCACTGTTAGCAAAAAGGGTGTTTATGCTGCTTATGTTAGATCGCGTCAATATAGTAGCAAGGGAAGAAAATATAAAACAATTGCTTCAAAATCACGAAAGATGCTGCTTAAGATGTAATAATATGGTTAGAATTGAGATTTTTATTTTTAATTGATTCAATTATCTAAAATTTAATCCTTTATTAAATAAAGGATTAAATACACATAATGTCGCAAAGGTTTGAAACTAAAATTAATAAATACACTACTAGCGAAGACTCTTTCGAAGATGGTTGGGATTTTTATATATATTTGGACGCTGATTATGAACGCGAAAACTACAATTGTAGTAAAACTTCTAGCACAGATATATTTGATGATGACTATAATAATGAAAATTGCGCCGATGATGCAGATGCAAATCCAGATGACAAAAATAACAATAATAATTGTAGAAAGTTTAATAAAAGAATTCTACTATATTTATTTACTGGATGTTTATTTACAAGTTGCCTATTTAGTGCATGTATTTCTGCATATTTTTATGGATTTACACATGAAAAACGTCAGGATATTCTTAGTTTCGGGGGTAACAATTAAGTGATGACGGGTATAATTCAGGCGGAGCATATTCTATTGTTTTTGGAAGATTACACAAATCTAGTACATTTAATTCTAGATATTTTATAAAATTTCCAACGCCACATTGAGAATTTCCAAATAATTCACCGCATGGATCAACTCTATATTTAGTAAAGTCTATTGGCTGTGGAAAAGGGCCTGCACTTGGAGGGGTTCCTTCTATTACATTTACAGTAGCAAAATTTTCTTTAGTATATAAATTTACATCCAAATTACCATTTGTTTCATTTTTATTTAATTTTGCACGATTAAAAAGATACAGAGTTTCAAATGAATTTGCCCGAACTAATTTATTACAGCGATATAATAGTGGTCGGGTTTGATTTGTCACTCTTTCGCAATATGCTAATTTTGCTTTTTTATTTTCAAGATAATCGCTTGCATATCCAATTTTTTTTACCTTTCCAAAAGCTTTATTTGCAGGATTTGAATTAAACGTAAATGCCATATTTATATATTTTAAAGAATAAAATGTTTGCAAGAAAACAAGAAATAGTTAAACAAATTAAAATAAATAATATTAAAAATTGATTTATAGATAATATATATATGCTAAGTATACCATTATAATGTCCATGTCCAGATTAAACCGGTTATTATTATGTTTTCCAGCATTGTGTTATTCGGGAAAAGATAAAATAATAAAATCCCGAAATGAATTTGAGTCGCTTGATGCTTCCATTCATGGAAATGCAGAACTAGAAGGGGGAGGTGAAGGTGAAGTGAAAGTAGAATTAAAAGGGCATATTTCAATTGATGAACAAACCGCACTTGTAATTGCTGCTGAAAATACACCATCTCATGTTAATTACAAAAATACTGTAAAATTTGTTCCACCAATTACAGAAGGAGTTGTTGTAAAAGTATATGACGGTGATACAATTACAGTCGCATCTAAGCTACCTTATCCAGAATCACCAATGTATCGCTTTCAAGTTCGTCTTAATGGAATTGATGCACCGGAAATTAAAGGTTCAAATGAGGACGAAAAACTTGCAGCAGTATATGCAAAGAATGAAATGATTCATTTGGTTATGAATAAAACGGTGCAATTGAGAAATGTTGACACTGAGAAATATGGGCGTTTGCTGGCAGATGTTTACGTTGGAGAGCTTCATGTAAATGGGTGGATGCTGGATAATAAACTTGTTGTTCCTTATGATGGAGGCACGAAAAAATCACCAGAGTCATGGATAAAGTATCAGCAACGTGATGAACATGACTCAGACCATTCATTCTAAAACAACAATAATTGTCAATCTTTTACAGGTGGATTGTTTCATAAAAAGATTATATTTTTTATGAAATAGTAATTCAATAGAAATTTATTATAAATCGTATATAGTTTGTAAATTTAAACAGAAACTGTAGTCCATATTATTCAAATTAATAATTCTTCCATATTCATCAATTAACTGAATATTTAACTTTTGAATATCAACTGGACCAAAATATTGTCTTGTATTTGTTATCATTGACAAATTGTTCTGTATTGTTAAATCACTTGGTCCTTGTAATGAAATTCTAGCAAGAATATTATTATTAAGAATAGAGGAATTAAAGGCGCTATAAAATCCATTATTAACATTATTATTATGATCATCCACTACTAGATACATGTAACGCGGGCCTTGCAAATCTAGGAGACCTTCTCCTACATAACTAACTACTGGATTTGTTGGAGTTGTATTAGTATTTTCGTAATAACCTAGGCGAAACCCAAGGGCCCAGCCAAGTTTTAAAGGAAGAGGGGTTGCTTTATCGAGATTTCCATTGCGATCTGTTTGAAAATTTAGTGAAAAGTTAACACTTGAATCTTTGCTAGAAAAAATTATCCTTCCGGAACCATTTTCATGATAAAGGTCCTGTGAAACCTGTATTTTTTCAAAGTCTCCGCCAATGGATGCAAAAATTTGGTTCAAGTATGTTATAAAATCAAAAGAATTGGAATAGTTTCCATCATTTATTGTAATTACTTCTTCTATGTCATTAATTCTTATCGCAAAAAAATTATTTCCCAAGACCTTGGAAAAAACAAATTGAGAACTAGGTGCTTCAAATGATGCTAATTGCATAGAAACAACCTTTGAGAAACGAATTGGCAAATCTATGTGAAAATTTGTAGATTGACTATTAAAATAATTTTCTCTAAAACGCGTGTCAATATTTAAGCATTGCTTTATAATCCTCTTATTCAATGGATTAATAACTCCCTGATAAAATTCACTAGGGGAAGATTGACCATAAGCTGTTACTTTTGGCTCAATCAAAAATGTTCCTCCGCTGCTAGTAACCTCGCTTGCCTTGAGAGTTGTGTCTAAATTATATATGTCCTTGTATATGCCTTTTAGTTCACTCACATTTGGTATAGGTTTTACTAAGTTAGGAATGTCATTTGAACTTTGCTGAATATTATTAAAAATAATCGTGTTTTTTGCTTCATTTAAAAAAGAAATAATCTTGGTTCGCATATTTTCAGTAATTGAAACATTTGAAACTATTGTTTTTCTAAGTTTTTCTTCTTTTTCGTGAAGATCCTTGCTGCTATAATTTTTTGTTAGATCAAATAAATTTTCTAATTCTTGTTTGTTGTAATTTTGAATGTTCAAATCAAAATTCATAATATACTATATATAAAGCATATATTTAGATTATATTACCCCAAACTGATATGATTTTTATTTCTTAATTATTATAAACTTTATATTTTTAAGCATGGTATATAAATTAATTGCAAGGATAATAATTTAAAATTGATATAAACAATTCATTGAATATTTATATTAATATCGCACGATTATCGTTACTGTAGTAAACAGATGGAAATTGTAGAATTCTCAAGTGAACAAGAGTTGGCTTTTAATAAATATATTGAAAAGAAGAATATATTTATCACTGGTCCAGGGGGGACTGGAAAATCTGCATTAATAAAACGCATTTATCAGCATGCCATTTCAAAGGGAAAAAAGATCCAGGTTTGTGCAATGACTGGGTGTGCGGCGGTTCTTCTAGATTGTAGTGCAAAAACAATCCATTCTTGGTCTGGAATAGGACTTGGGGCGGGTGAAAAAGATGGCATAGTACAAAAAGTGACAAAATCTTTCTTCAAGAAGAAAAATTGGAAGGCTGTTGATATTTTGATAGTTGATGAAGTTAGTATGATGTCAAAAAAGATATTTGAGATTTTGAATGCAATTGGCAAAGCTTTGCGAAAAAAGGGGCAGCCATTTGGCGGGATTCAAATTATATTTTCAGGAGATTTTTATCAGTTGCCTCCCGTTGGAACAAAGGGTGAAGTGGAAACGTCTCAGTTCTGTTTTGAGAGTGAAGAATGGGATCAAGTATTTGATAAGGACGATTGCATTCAACTAGTGAAGATATTTCGGCAAACAGATCCAGTTTATACAAAGATTCTTTCACAGATTCGTGAAGGCCGTCTTCGCCGTTCATCCGTGGAACATTTGCAGAGATATGTTGGAAGAGTTGTGGGCGAGGACAATCTTATCCAGCCGACCAAACTTTTCCCTACAAGAAACAAGGTTGATTCTATTAATTTGGCAGAGATGCATGGGTTGCAAACAGAAGAAAAAAGGTTTGAGATGAAATTCGTGGATGATTTGCCTATTACTGCTCTTGAGAAAGAGTCTCGCATAGGGTTTACTAAAGAGGAAATTCGCATTGAGATGCAATATCTTCAATCCAGTTTACTTTGCGAAAAATCATTTATTTTGAAAGTGGGATGCCAAGTAATGTGCATCGTGAATGCGGAACCTATGCCTGGATTTCAGTTATGCAACGGAAGTCAAGGAATTGTAACAAAATTTACGGAACAAGGTTTGCCAGTTGTCAAATTTAACCAGGGGTTTGAGATTCCTATTGGGTTTCATACTTGGCAAAGCGATAACATTCCTGGTGTAGGAGTTTTGCAGATTCCGCTGATTTTAGCGTGGGCTCTCAGCATTCACAAATCGCAAGGCGCATCCATGGATGCAGCAGAGATTGATGTTGGTACGGGGGTATTTGAATGCGGACAAACATACGTGGCCTTGTCCAGAGTTAAGAGCTTGGATGGTCTATATTTGACGTCATTTGATGCAAGTCGCATTAAGATAAATAGAAAGGTGCGCGAATTCTATGATGAATTGGTTGCTGATGAAATAGTGGTTGAAGAAAAAAAGGGGGATATTCGTGGGTTCTTTAAGGTTGCTCATGAAGAGACGGTCTAAATAGAAAAAGGGAATTTCACCCTAGACTCTATTTAAGTTAGTTACAAAACAAATATGCGCTATCTATCTACTACTTTTTTATTTACACCTTTGCGCATTTCACAAGTTTATGAAATGCGCAAAGTAACCGTTCCATGCCACTCATAACTGCCCGCAAAGCGGGCGTTTTGAATGTGCAATGGTGTAAGTTTTTTATTTTTTATTTGCTTTGGTTTAGTCTAATAGTTATCGCACAGGTATTGCGTCGTGCGCATGCGCTCGGTGCTGTCCTCCGACTCGCTGTCATCGAGGATGAGATCTGGCACCGAACTCTCGTCCATGGGCGATCCGCAATCAAATGCTTGGTCAGGATCTTGCACCAAGGCCGCGAGCTCATCAAGAGACATCTTGGAAATATCTGGGTCACTCGTGTAGTAGCTGCTGTGAAAGCCCGCCTCATCAACATCGCCCTCCTCTAGGTCCTCGCTACTCATGGTTCTTGTCACCCTGAAATTGTAACACGAATTGTCGCCTTCGGCTTGGTAGTCGCCTTCGGCTTCGTAGTCGCCTTCGGCTTCGTAGTCGCCTTCGGCTTCGTAGTCGCCTTCGGCTTCATCAAAGGTCTCATAATTGTACTCATTCTCATAGTACTCGTCGTACTCGTCCAAGCGGCGCTCAAGATCTGCGATTTGTGAAGCCTGCTCGCCAATTTGGTCAATCGCATCAGCGTGTTCTGTGTTCTTGATAGCAAGCTGCTCTTCCGTGGCGCGAAGTCTGGCTTCCATGAAGGTTAAAGCGGCCGCCAGTTGATGGATGTTCTGGTCCGTCGTGGGCACAGGCTCACAAGTCATGCGCTGGAAGAAGCAGTACGTTCCGTCGTAGAAATTCATGCGGTAGCTGCCCGTGGAGTCAATGGAGAAACGTACGTCGTGCATAAGCTGAGTGTTGCACCACGAGGCCATGTGCACGTATGCCGTGCGAAAGGGCGACGCTTCTTGATTCGGGATGGCAACAAAATCCACGCGCTCAACGAAGCCAATTCCAAGGTCATTGAATATCTGAGCAATCATCTGCTCGTTAAAACTCCTGGAAATTCGCGGGATGCGAATGGAGTTCCAGTTCTGGAACAAACCGAGCTGTTCATTGGTATTAAAAGAAGAAGTCATTGTTCAAACAATTGTGCGCGTATAGAAATGTATTTATGACTTGGTGTAAGAAAAGCATTTCAATTTTTTTTTGTATTGTGTATTACTGTCTTAACTAAACTTTTTCTTTCGTGTAAAAAATCTATTAATGTTATTATACAAGCCATTTTTGAAACCATGAAGGAAGATATGGTGAAATAGAAGGATACCAAGCAGCGTCTTCAATAAATAGTTTCCAATTTGCAGTGTAAAGAAGAATCCATCCAAAAAGATACAACATTAGTCTTTCTTCCCTGTTAAGTTTCCATTCTTTACGGTGATGAGGGAAGAACATGATTAACAAAAGAGCCGACATACATGCTATAAATAAAAATTCGGTTCTCTCTTTCCAATAATTGAATTTTTCTTCAATAATAGGGTGTTTTGTCTTGTCAAAGAATTTTAAATAAACATCGCCAGTTGACGCAATAAGAAATATAATCTTCAAAAAAATAATATAAAATATAAACACCAGGTAAATATTTGATCTTTCGCCCATGATTTTAAACATTTTAAATTATATATTATATATTATACTAATATAATAAGAAACTAAATGCCTTGTTCTATAAGTTGTTCTTTCGCTCTTATTTTTATTGTTTCAATGATTTATATGCATAATGCAGCTTCCAAGAGTTCCACAATGCAAAATTATCAAAAACAATTACCAGCAGATCTGCAGAATTTGTATAAAAAAATTGTGAATGAAAGATTGGGGATTTATTATTTTGGTTATGTGTTAGGATTTATCCTCTCTGCAATTATCATTTTTTATAATTATTCTATTAGGAAAGGAAAAAGTGGAGGTTTATCAACTGCATCCATTGTTTGCATTGTGATTGCGGTATCATTTTTAACAAATTATTTTTATTATATTCTTTCACCAAAAACAAACTGGATGCTTGATCATATAAAAGGGGAAGATCAAACAAAGGCATGGTTGAAAATGTATAGGAATATGCAAGTTTATTATCACTCTGGTCTTGTTTTAGGCATAATTGCAGTGGCTTTTTTTGCTTTGGCCTTTAGATGTTGAAGCTAGTTTTAGTTAGCAACTACTTTCCATGCTTAATGAGCTTGTCCAAAATGTCATTGATGTCAATTTTATCATCTACAATGATTTCTCGCGAACCCTTTCCAGCGCGCTGATTACTCAGCTTTTTGCGAAGATTTGACATCTTTTTTTGCTTGATGGCCAGGTTAATCATCTCTTCTGGAAGCAAGAAGTAATCTTTAATTTTTCCGTCTACAAATGTCCCGACTAGAATATTGTTAAAGACGAGGGGGCCTAAAACGTACTTGCCTAGGACGCGACCTTCTTTTTCCATCATTTCTTTTGCCTGGCCCAAAGTGACGGCCATCTTGTCCTTGATAGTCTTTGAATAATTTGCCTTCATCTCGGCCAATGGATCTGCAGCAACTTTAGTTTTTTTTGCCCCCTTACCATTGGAAGGCGGTTCGTCAATCCATGAAAGGTCAGGTTCGCCATCTTGACCCATCATGTCAATAGTTTGCGTGTATTTCTTTGCAAGTGCATCCATCTGCTTCTCTAAAGCGAATGGAGATGTTTGAGTCGTAACTGCGGCAGCTTTGCTAAAGCTAGACATTTTGTTAGGTTTTCCTGAGTGAGTGTAAACGCGTGGTGTAAAAGTATCTTGATAATACTTTCTATTTCAATTTTTTGATAAACTAGTAAATGTCGTTGCCTGATAATTCAGGCTAATATTTTTGTTTATTGGCGCGAAATATAATAAATGGCATTAAACCGCTTAAAGACAAGCCGCCTTAGTATAGTGAAGTGGGCGGCAGTCGCCCTTGATGCATCTTACAGCGATCACAACATTTTAGTTTAAAAGATGCAAGCATTTTGTAAAAGGTTCCGTTATAGTCTAGTTGGTTAGGATGGAGGGTTTTCACCCCTTAGGCCGGGGTTCAAGTCCCCGTAATGGAATTTAATTGCTCTTGTAGCTCAGTTGGTTAGAGCATCAGTCTTATGAGCTGAGGGTCCGCGGTTCAAGTCCGCGCATGAGCACTTAAACCTTTAGAAAAGGTTGCGCAAAATCCACTTTGAAAAAGTGGAGAAAAAATTCCACCCTTAAGACCACGTATTTGGCTCCACCTTTTCTAAAGGTGGAATGTTTTCTTTCAGCAACTCCCTTTCAAAACATTAATCGCCTTGAAGCAAAAAAGAAAACAGCAAACTCCGTTTTTCTACTTTTCTCAAAAGTGGATTAAGCACAGATGGCCGAGTGGTTTAAGGCGGCAGACTTAAGACCTGCTATCGTTTGATGCGTGGGTTCGAACCCCACTCTGTGCAACCTATTTGTAGCATACAGCGATTCTTGCATTTTAAGCAAAAACTGCTACAAGCAAATACAGTAAGGAACTAGTAGTCCTAGGCGTGTAGGTTCCGTTACAGCGATCAAAATTAATTTATTATTCCTTTTGGAATAATAACCTGAATCGCGACGTACTTCATTCAATTGTAAGTATGTTTGCTTTTTAGGTGTTAAGCGCTAAGCCTTGGTGGTTTAGCGCTGTGGTTGAGACCCCGAAGTAGGTCTTTTCGCCATTGCGCATTTTCAATGCAAAATGGCTTATAGCAACATGTAGTTGCTAATTTGGAGGCAACGTGGAATTGCTAATATGGAAGCAGCATTTAGAAGTTTCCATCACAGCGAATTACTGTTTAAAATATGTGCAGTGCAGGCATCGTTTGGAAGAGACACCGAGTCTCTTGTGCACGCGGAGTGCATTATTCTTTGCTCTCATAGTGTAGCGGTTAGCACCACAGACTTTGAATCTGTTATCCTGGGTTCAAATCCCAGTGAGAGCTCTGTTCTAGTTTTAGTACCCGGTTAGCTCAGTCGGTAGAGCGCTAGCCTTTTAAGCTAGTGGTCGAGGGTTCAAGTCCCTCATCGGGTGTTTCCACCTTTAAGAAAGGTGGAGCCAAAAATAATCCACTTTTAGGAAAGATCCACCTTTAAGAAAGGTGGAGCCAAAAATAATCCACTTTAAGAAAGATCCACCTTTAAGAAAGGTGGAGCCAAACATAATCCACTTTAAGAAAGGTGGAGCCCAAATATTCCATCGTTAAAAAATTTGTAAAAAAGATAATATTTATATTTATAAAAAACAAATCAAAATTAAAACAATTGAGTTCCTAGACTCCCAAAACTAGAAATATTTACTGGCTCTATAGTGTAGCGGTTATCACGTATCCTTTACACGGATAAGATGTGGGTTCAACTCCCGCTAGGGCTAACCTTTCCACTTTTAGAAAAAGTGGAGCAAAACTCTTTCCACTTTTAGAAAAAGTTGAGATCCACCTTTCATAAATTAAAAGTTTATGAAAGGTGGGCCATGGTTGAGCGGTACAAACGCCCCTTACAAGGGGGAGGTCGCGGGTTCGAATCCCGCTGGCCCACTGAGTTGCGTAGACTCCCCAAAACTAGCGCAATCCTGACGCCATAGCTCAGTTGGTAGAGCAGCAGACTGTAAATCTGTGTTAGTCACCGGTTCGAGTCCGGTTGGCGTCCAAATAATACACCTTTCATAAAAAAATTATGAAAGGTGTTTCAAAATCTTTTGCACCACTTTTTTGTAAAAGTGGTTGTCTTCATCACAGCAATTCCCCAAACTTTAATTGAAAAGCCCAAAGTGAAGACAGCATTTAGAGCTTCTGTAGCTCAGTAGGTAGAGCAAACGGCTGTTAACCGTTAGGTCGCAGGTTCGAGCCCTGTCAGGAGCGAAAAATATATCATGGTTTTATTGATCATGGTATATTTAATTGAAATACTTATCTTCTTTTCTTGTTAGACTTTCTTCTTTTGACTGTTTTTCGTCTTTTTGTTTTCTTTGCAGTTTTGTTCTTTCTTTTGCGACGACTTTTTCCTCCGAGATCTCCACTGCTTCTCTTTTCTCCAACCAAACGTTCTTGTTGTTGTTCTAATTGTCTTCCTGCTGCAGCAGCCTGCTCTGCATATTCAGCTTCTATATCTGCCACCCTTTTCTCTATTTTCAATCTTTCTTCCTCGTCAATACTATCTTGTAAACGTTTAATTAAATCTGTTACCTCTGTACTTTGCTTTTCAGCTTTTGCTTGAGCCGCAGGCATGCGTCGCATTCTAGTTACATAGCCCCCAGTTTCAAAATCATCATCACTATCATCATCAAAGGTATGTCTAGATTTTTTAAGAGGTTGTCTACCCATTTTAATATTTAACATGTCTTGAACTACTGTAGGGTGGCGCTCTTCAATAGCCGATAATACAGCTCTTTTATCAATACCAGGATTAGATAATATTTTTGGTAATAAACCGTGAACTATTTCCCAGTTTTTTGTTTTTACTGCATTTAAAAAGATTTGCACTTCTGTTGCCATAAAACTTATTCTTATATATATTGCAAAGGTTTAATTTTATTAATAATCTAAATAAGTTTTTCAATACTTGGAACAAATATAGAATGAAATCCTACGTGCAATTGTTCATCCAAACTAATCTCAGTAATTTCATAATTGTTCAAGTTGACTAAAATTAGAAAGCTTTTTTTATTGTCAATCTTGTCAAAAGTTAACGCAAGAAGATAGGGAACATTGTCAATGTATGTAACTGCAGATTCACCGCAACTATATTTATTGCGAAACGTCAAGTCTTTCACTAGGGTTAAGTCTTTGAAAATGGCAATTCCATCCTTTTTGGTAAATACCGTTTTTCCATTGAAGCTAATAGGAAAATCAAGGTTGTACATTTCGGCAATTGGATCTCTTTCAATCGTAACTTTTTTAGTGAGTTTATTTACTATTATCTTACGATATTTACCAGAAAACTGGAATTCAGTGAAATCAATATTGTTGTACACGGACGCATATATATAAAGATTTGTAGCGTCTTCTTTAAGGCCTGCATAATGGAATATAAAAAAGACTTCGTCTGTTTCGTAAGATTCAATGGTGTCTGTTTCCTTGTTTAAAATCCTAATTATAGTTTTTTGGGTTTGATGCAACACCAAGGAACGTTTTGCTTGATCTATTGTTAAGGGGGAATCAATGATTATCAGCTTATCTGGTGTTGTCAAGAAATCATGGACTAATGGCATGTATTTTAGTTGGATGTTTCGCTTATTCAATAAAACAAAGTCTTGATTTAACTGATAATATTCTAGAGTGTTTGTAAAAATGTTGTAGTCTATTGTTTCTATTATTTGTTGTTGTTGTTTCTGGATCTTTGAATGCGCTGAAAAGTGGTGCAAAGGTTCGATGTTTACTTTTTTAATAGTTTGAATGTTGGTGTTATCAAAATCAATGTGTAATTTGTATGGGGAATCCTTTTCATACAGAGCGTAAATGTTGGACTTTATTTTGAGTAAGGCTGTATTTGCTACTCCAAATACATTGGGCATCATTTTCATGGAATGTAAAAAGTAAAATACTAATTTTACAAATATATTATCAGGTATTTTACCATATTTTTCTTCATGCAGAATTTTTTCTGTTTTAATAAACTGTTTTACAAATGTTATTTGACCATCTCTAAAAAAGACCCCTTGTATGATTCCATCACCAATAAATAGATCCAATAAATTGGTATTTTTTGTAAAGTTTATGTTTGGACCTATTATACCAAAAAATCCATCCAATTTATTTATTTGGTTTTGCTTAGACGGCGGTAAGGTATATTTTATTGTCTTTTTAATCTCTTGGTCTTTTATCAAATTTTGATGGGTTGGAGGAGAACGTCTGTTATGTAAAGGGAAGAAACAAACGATTGATCTTGTCCATTGGAGTGATAATATTGAAAATAATAACACATTTAAATAATTTTGCATTAGCCTTACTTTATTATATTATAATAATAAGTTTTAGTTTTAGTTTTAGTTTAGTTTTAATATTAATATATTTTTCCATTTAATCTACAGTAAAGAATGCCAAATTACAAGGTATGTAAGGATAATGGTAGCAAATATTGTATTGAATTTTCAGGAGGGGAAGAAAAAAAGTCAGATACTGAAGTTTTTATTAAATCGTTGATAGAACCTCAAATTTTAGTAGGCGCATCAAGTAATTTGCACAGAAATAAATTATACTTTTATGCAGAGTTTGTTACAACCTTTGCAGACTTTTTACAAAAGAAAAAGGCTAGAATCTCTTGCGAGATGAATGCAATTATGAATATGATTGATTGTTTATCCAAGCAAATATTCTATCTAGAATCGCGAGGATATTCATTTTTTAAATTAACAATGGACAGTATTATTGTCATAGATGATTGCAGGTTTATAGTTATTGATCGTGGGCTAATTTTTAAAATAAATAATTCAATACCCAAAACTATTTCATTTTATACGCCCGTAAATAAAGATGGCTTTATATCACCCGAATTGAAAAACTTGTCGGTTCTTCCTTCATCTATTCCTTACAACTCAATTTACTACAGTTTAGGATTAGTGGTTCTTTGTTATTTGAATGGTTCTCCATTGACTGAACGGGGATCTGTTTTGGAACAAGATAAAATTCTTAATTCTATTATTGATACAAAGCTTTTTGGGTTTATTAAAAGATGTTTGCATTCAAATGTAGAAAAAAGACGACTGTTGTTAATATAAATTTCTAACAATATGTTATATGTCGTTGGCTACATTTAAAAAAAAATCAGTAATTCAATTTGGTTCTAATATTTCTGGCAAACCTGTCGGGGCATATTGGTTGCCCCAAGGACCATTTGGATCTAATAAAACAATCAATTCCGTTATGCTTACAGCCGCAAAAGAAAATTATGGATCTGTTGGATTTTCTCTTGCAGGTACTCATAGAAATGTTGGACGCGTTGGACAGAGCATGGCTATGAGTAAAAATGGCACGCCATTTAGAGGGGTGTGCGCTCTAGGATCCGGTGGAGTTGGCGGTCGTTATCCAAGGGAAAACCAGACTTTTAATGCTAGCCCTGCGTATGTTGATGTCATGGGAAATCAATATCAATACAATAAACCTTCTTCTTTATCTACTGGTGGAATGTTGCGAAAGAAATACAAATATTTATACAATGGACAGTTTCCCAACTATTGGGTTCAACCCATTTACGCCTCCGGAAATCTCAAGGATAATGCTAGTCAAGGATTATATGTTCACAATAAATCTGCTGCAAACGATTGCCATGTTGATGTTAATGGAGCTTACAAATATGTTGATAATGTAAAAGCATGTTGCCCAGTTTATGCTAAATTAAATATTGTGCCTCCTCACAAGTACAATACTCTATCCTCAATCGCGCCTTATACCAAGCAGCTTTATCAGCCACAGACTTCATCTCAACACACACTTCGCGTTCAAAGAAAAAGTGCTACAGCTGACTTGAAGAAGACGCATTATCCTTATGCTGTTAATGGAAACCCGGGATGTGGTGGACCTGCCCTTAATTTTGGAGTTACAATTCCTGATTGGCACCTTGCCAAAAAGACCATTTCAACAGAATGTTTGCCAATTAATCAAGAACGAAGATATGATTTTATTTGCTAGATTGCGTTCTTTTGATAGGGCGCTTTGTAATAATATATTTTTTTTATGTATATAGTTATATAATGGCAAACTCATCATTATATAACAGATTTTTTGGGGTTCAAAAGGGAGGAGGCAAAAGGGGGTATACGGACAATTTATTAGATATTGTTGCTGATAAAAAGCAGTTTTTGGTTCTTACGTTTATTAATCTTATTTTCCAATTAGGGATAACATATTATTTAATGATGAAAAACACGGTTGGTCTTGATTCAAAGGGAAATAGATCTATGATGATGACTTTCATGTTTATTGTGCAGTTGGTTATTATTGTTGTACTATCATTTGTTCCAATGTCACCATTTTTAAAATTTGTGTTATTCTGTATATTCTCTGCAACATTTGGTATTTCATTATCCGTTATTAAAACGGAAGCAAATGTAAAAATTATTAGGACTGCCATAGTCAGCACATTGGCTGTATTTGCAACTACTTTATCATTTGGCGTGTTTCTTGTAATGTTTGGAATTCAATTGAGTGTGAGTGTTGGGTTTTGGTTGCTCATGGCGTTATTATTTTTGATTGTGTTCCAGATTGCCAGTTTATTTTTGGGAAGCTATACAATGTTTGCAAAAGGTTTGACTGTATTATCACTTATGATTTTTTCTGGTTTTGTGGTTTATGATACAAATAGGATATTGCAAAGAAATTATTATGGCGACTTTATAACGGCTTCAATTGATTATTATTTGGATATTATAAACATCTTTTTAGATCTTCTCTCTGTTGGTGGGGGAAGAAACTAAGAAGTGAATATGTGAAAAATACTTAAAAACTTCTTGACATGTTACAGTATTATAGATGGCGACATTTAATAACATCATTAATAATGCGAACAATTTCAATAATATAAATAATATTATTTACAACAATATTAACAATGTTGGTATTTCTTCTCTTTTTTCAAAGACTGACCGCATAATGGTTCTCAAGTTGTTTGTGGATGGAAATGAGGACTTGAAGAATGCATATAGAAATGCTATTGATAATCATAATATGCGGCTTTATAATAATCCATTTATTGACGCCGGATTTGATGTATTGAATCCGTTTGTAAGCGTAGCATCTGGAGGAGAAGTTAATAAGATTAATTTTGGCGTGAAGTGCGAGGCCACAATGGTTATGGATAATGACAAGAGTTTTCCCACAGGATTTTACATGTATCCTAGATCAAGCTTGTCTAAGACTCCTTTGCGTTTGGCTAATAGTGTCGGGATTATTGATTCTGGTTATCGTGGCAATTTGATTGGCGCGTTTGATTGTTTGGGATCGTCATTTCAAACAGTTGAATACGATAGATATGTGCAGATCTGTGCACCTACTTTGTGTCCCATTTTTGTGATTATGGTGGATAATGAGAATGAGCTGGAGGAGACTGTGCGAGGTGCTGGTGGGTTTGGGTCAACTGGGAGATAAGTCAACTGGGAGATAAGTCAACTGGGAGATAAGTCAACTGGGAACTAGATAATTAAATGTTGTCATATAATATAAAATATGTCAACATTAGCTTCGCGTTTTAACAAGATATTTACCAAAAACAATGTATATTTAATGTTTGGATTATTGGCAATTTTTATTGGGAGTTGGACTGTTATGTATTTAATACCAAGTGTATTTGTTGGGTTGTTTGACACTCTTTTAGGAAATGCTATTCTTTTTCTAACTGTTTTATTGGCTGCAAAATATAATCCAAAGGTTGCCATTGCATTGGCAATTACATTTGTAATTTTTTATCAGTTCTCACACTTGGCAAAAAGATAAGAGGTGTTTTATTCTAAGCATATTATAGACAGACAATTATGAGTGTTAAAGGTTTTATAAAAAAAGTTACAAAGACAATAGAAGGCATGGGAGCTCTATTAAAAATATTTAAAGAGATACGCGCATTCTTCCAGGTTAAATTGTGTTTGATTTCAAGCCTATTTATTGCAATTGTTTTTGCTTTTATTGCTATCTATTATGACCCGGTGGTTTATGCTGGAATGTTTAACAATATTTTAGGAAAGGTTATTTTATTCTCAATCATAGGTTTAGCATTTGTTAGGGATTTTTATTATGGATGCATTGTTTCTTTGTTTGTTGCAATTCTTTATTTTGTCGCGGGGGAAATAATAAAAGGAAAAGAAGGATTTAAAGGAGGTGTGGCTACTGGTTCCTGGTCTAAAAAAACTCTTGACGATTTTAAAACATACAATGCAAAAGTTCACCCTGATACTCAATTCAATTTGCAGATCTTGCAAGAACAAGCGAGTGATGAAGAGGTAGAAGAATACGTGAAGACTGGTTATTGGCCTTGGACGGATGTTACAAAGAAAATGTATGTGGAACAGGCTGAGAGGTTGCAAATGATTAGAATTAATCCAGTAATTCAATTGAATGAAGCCATGCAGCTTTACAATGAGAAGGCGGCACAACAATTATTATCATGGAACACAAAAGAGGGCAATTTTATTATTAATGGTGGATTGGCTGCATACGATCCCTTAGTAAATGATGACAGTCCTCAAGACGAATATCAACCAAAAAATATTATTAAGTGTGTTCAAGATAAAAATGGCATATCAAAGATGCAGAAAAAATCTTTCCATGGATACAACTATTTTAATGGATACAAAAATACTAAGACGGAAGATGTATTAGACGAGGATATACCAAAGGAGATGCCTGGATTTGAGTTTGTAAAGGGACCATGCAACCCATGTGGGCCTTTAGAAAACCCTCCAGAATATAACTGCCCGTTTACATTGAATATTAGAGGGAAGAACAAGGGAAATTATCGGGGAGGAGATAATAATTTTAGTGGTAAAAAAATATCGCCTATTTGGGAACAACTTTGGGGCTTGAAGGAACCCAATGAGGAAGAAGCTAGACAATTTGTGGAGAAAATGTATGACACAAGTGATCCAAAGAATAAGGGGTTTTATTATGGTTTGGCCACAGGTATTTAAGTAGTTGCGCAAAATAAAAAATTTTTATATTGGTTTTTATTTTGTATTGTTTTTTTTGTTTTTTTTTGTTTTTTTGTTTTTATTTGGCTCCACCTTTAAGGAGGGTGACCGTCGCTTCGCTTAAAGGTGGATAAGGTTGGATTTTATACAGAAGAGCGCGCGCTGCTGACCTCGCGCATTAGCGCAACTGTTGGTTGAGTGGCATAAGCAGAGACGGCACCATCCGTCAGCTCGTGCACCAAGTCGTCTTCCTCGTCCACCTCTCCATCTTCAAGATCTTCCATTCCAGGGTGGGTCATGCAGGTGGGAGTGCGCATGAGCATGGGTGGTCTAAGAGGGGCGACTGCCACGCCTCCTTGCGAATTATCGTAGGCCGGACTGATTGCATTCTGGCGCTGGAGACCCGCATTTTGACGCCTGAGACCAGGGGTTTGACTAGCGCTTCTTGCAGAGGTATTGTTGGACAACTGGCGAGCATTGCACATGTACTTGGCCTGCGTAAACGCTCGCGCCTCGTTTTGCGTGAAACGACTGCCCAGCGAGAGCCAGACAGTGTAGACGTCGTCCAGCAGCTGCTTCATTAGCGCCTCGTTTTCCATATTTTTGTCTTTGGCGTAGTCCTTCATGGAGCGGAAGAAGACTTTTAGCTTGTCACGCAGAGTTTTCTTTTGCTCAGCGTGAGACTTGACAAGCTCCGTGTAGGCCACGACTTCGCCCTCGTAGCGCTCCATGTCTGCTGCATAATTGTCACTGTACTGAGGGTGAGTAGGTGCCACAAGATCCAGAGCCAAATTGTCGCGAGCCTGGGCCAATAGCTCAACCGTCTTGTGACGGAAGATGTCGCGCGTCAAATCCTTGTAGCACGTGAATGCGGCGCTCTCGGCAAGCATAATCAGCGGGTTGGGTTCGGTTGTTTGCGTGTTCTTGCCATAAAGCAGGGCGTGAACTGCCTCGGGATCTTTGGATCTCACGCTGTACGTCTTTTCCGTGCCACCAATAATGTTTCCAAGGTTGAGCTTGTTTCTCCACGTTTGGTCCTCATGCAAAATCTCTCCATTCAGGATCTGCAGCTCGCTCTTTTCCATAGCGATATACAGGAAGTTTTGTAGGATCTCACCAATAGGCTCGCCCGCGCGCTCAAAGTCCGCAACGTAGAAGTACGAAGACCCAACGGTGATCAGCAAGTCTGCATTGTGACCAGCTCCATAACCAATGCAGATGGTAGGGTAGGGGCTACTCTTGACAATGTCCTGCAGCTTGAACTTGTTACACTCGCCCGAATTTGCCTCGCCATCAGTGGTGATAACAGAGATAATGTGCGCGCCTGGGTTTTCGGCAAGGAACTCGTCACAAGATTTGACCGAATTGCGAAGAGCCAGCTCAATGTTCGTGCTGTTATTTGGAAGCTTGCGTTCGGTAACGGTGGAAACAAGTTGCTCCATGTTGTCGACACTGAGTTGAGTCAGGGCAAGGACTGGATAGACGGCCGTGTCAAAATCGGCTAGCTTTACAAAGAGCTGGACTTGCGGATTCTCTGTGGCGATCTTGGTTAAAGCGCGAATAGCGTTGCAGATTGTAGCCTTCACATGCTCGTCTCTGGTGCGACCATCGTTGGTGCCCGTGGTCATGGAGCCTGAGCCGTCTTTTTCCATGTTCACAAGGTAGACTCCTGCGGGAATTGAGATGTCGCCGCGAACCTTCATCTTCACAATGCCGAACTGGCCATCGGCGACATCGTAGAGATCTTGTGGGAGGGGAATGGACGAGTCGTGGAACTCTATAGAAAGATTTTCAATCGGCAAGGATGAGGATCTTGCCATAGTAGTCTGGGATTCAATATCAAATGCGCTCATGTTTACTTGAGACGTGCGAACGGGGGGTTGTGAACTCTATTAGTTTTTGAAATTGGTTTCAATTTTTTTTCCAATTCCAAATTCTCAAAAACTTATAGTTGAGTAATAATCTTTGTCCAAACAATATAAAACTATATGCAAATTATAATTATTCAATGCTTGGTCGTCGTCTGCTTTCAACAGCTACTACTAAAAATACTGTTTCTGCATTATCTGTATTTAAAAACTCGTGTTATCACAAAATTGATTTTAAGATTAGCGAAGATAATACGGTAAATAATGCTGTCAAACGATTTGCGGCATTTAATATTGGATGTCTAGCAGTAACTGATTCCAAAAATAATCTTGTGGGTGTTTTATCTGAACGCGATTATATTAATAAGGTTTCTGCACTAGGAAAGAATGATGATATTGTTAAGGTTAAGGATATTTGCACATATACACCTAATATAATTATTGCAAAAAAGGATGACACAATTGAGCAATGTATGAACAAGATGCTATTTAAGGATATTCGTCATCTTCTTGTAATTGATGAATCAAATAATGAATTTTTGGGAATGATCTCGATCAAAGATTTAATTAAAGAGGTTATGAAAAATAAAGATGAGATAATTACTCGGTTGAGCGATTTTAAGATAGGAAAGGGAGGATATTTTGGAAGTGAATAAAAATTTTGTGGTAAAGAATTTGATGGAAAAGCTACTTAAAATTATCGCTGTATAATATTTATAATGGAAGCTGTTGAGCAAACTACTGTTTTTAATAAAGTTGTTGACCAATCTGCTGGCGACAATGTAAATATTTCTGTTTCCGCTGAGGCTGCTAAAGAGGAACAAAAGACTCGTCTTGTTGATGTTGAAGTTACGGATCAAAACACCGCCCTCACGCTAATGGTTTCTTTTTTGAACTTGGCACAACGCCGTGGCTCATTCACTTTTGATGAATCTGGAAAGATCTGGGAGTGCATTAAGTCTTTTCAAAAGTAAGATAAAAAAATGAAAAAAGGGGTTTTATCCCACTTTTTTCATTTACAATAAAACAAATATACGCGCGTTTTTTTCTTTGAATTTTTGTGTTTACATTTTATACAGGCATTTTTTTAGTTTTAGTTTTGGTTTTTATACTTCTGTTTGTTCTTGGGTTAGAGCCTCTTGTGGTGAAGCAGGAGGCTTCTTGATAACTCGGCGCTTCTTCACTGGAAGTGTGATATCCCCGTAGTCAATCCCTTGGAGAGCGTGAGTGCTTGAAGGAGAATCCACGTCAAGGCAGGGGGATGGCTCTCTGGCCCTGGGAGGCGAATTGTCGGGGGATCGTGGCTCAAAGCTTGGGGCTTGCACGCGCGTATCGGTTTTTTCGCTTTGCACTCTCTGTTGGCGCTGCATGCGCTGCTGCTCTCGGCGAGGATCGCGCTCCCTGGGGAGGTAGTCGCGAGGAGGCCTTTGCTTGTGGTCGCGAGGAGGCCTTTGGTTGCGAGGGCTATCAAACTCTAGTGCGGGTCCGCGGCGCTGCTCTGGCCCACGTCTTTGCTCTCCAGAAACACTGCGATTGGCCGAGATTTTCCAGAACCACGGGTCATCGTAAACGATCTTGATTTCCTTACCTGTTAGAAGGCGCTCCCTGGCCTTGTCTGCGTCCGCATTCTTATACCAGCGCTTGAAGTGGATGAAGACGCGCTGGAACTCGTCACCACCGTCGTTGCGCTTGGGCACCATATCCACACGATCAATGTCCCCCAGATTGAGCTGCTCAAGAACCCGACGGACACGTGCATCGGTGATGTTCTTGAATACTCTTGGGATGCACATACTAGGCACGTTGGGTGGCAAAGTGCTAAGATCAACTGTGGCGGAATCCATAGTCTCAAAATATATTCAAAGGTTAAATGCGATTAGATCAACCGTAATGGCGAAAAGGTTAGTTCCAGTTTGAAGGACTGTGAAAAGCATTTCAATTTTTTGAAAAATAGCTAATGTATGTGTATACTAAAATTTCTCAACGTGCAAAAACTTTTAGTGAGCGGTTGAATAAGTACTTTAAAAAAAAATTGAAACCTATTTATGCGATGAAAGTACAGATACAACTTGCTTTGCAAATCGGTTATTAACCATGTCTTCTTCTTTGAGTTCTTTCCCCAGCTTCTATATCCCTCGCGTGTTCAAGAACATTGGCGAGGAACGCGTCATTGGCGTGTTTGAGAGCCTGGGTTTTGGTTGCGTGGACCGCGTTGACTTTGTTCGCCGCCGTGGCGAGAAAGGCGATGAGTACAACTCCGTCTACGTGCATTTTGCTAGTATGAATGACACCAACATGGTCAGGCGCTTCTTGGACAAGCTCCAGAACGGCGGCCCACAGAACCCTCCGCGCGTGGTCTACGATGATCCCTGGTTCTGGATCGTGTTGGAGAACAAGCCAAAGCAGGCGCGCGTTCAAAAGGCTTACATTGAGTTTCAGGGCCAGGGCCAGAGCCAGGGCTACTCGTTGTTTGGAGCGAATGACTTTCCTCCTCTTCCGCAGATGCTTGCGCCTGCTTCGCTTAATCCCGCTCCACGCTCGGTGCACTTCCAGTTTCCTGACATTGCTTTTCAGCAGCCTGCAGAGCAGCCAGATGATCAGGCTTTTGTGAGCGCAGACTATGCAAATTACCTGGAGATGGAGATTGAGCGTCTACAGGGCGAGCTGGATGCTTTGCGCGACACCAAGGAGGCGGACGATCTGCTGGAGGAGGCGATTGCGGCGCACTATGCACAGGGCGATGATGCCTAGTCCACCTTTAAAAAAGGTGGAGCCAAATCTTAGGAAAAGTGTAGCCAAAATTCCACCTTTAAAAAAGGTGGAGCCAAAAACAAAACATAAAAACAAAATAAACATAAAAAATACAAAACAAAAAACAAAAATCCACCTTTTCCAAAGGTGGAAAACTAAAGCGTTGTTGGTGTAGTGGTAACATGCAACCCTTCCAAGGTTGAGCTAGGGGTTCGATTCCCTTACAACGCAACCCGAGTGTCCGGTCTCCCAAAACGGAAAACAAATCCCGCATAGTCTATCGGTTAGGATATGTCCCTTTCAAGGACGAGGGCCGGGTTCAACTCCCGGTGCGGGAATCCGGGTTTGTTAGTTATCCCTCACAAAAAAACTAACATTAATACCCGGTTAGCTCAGTTGGTAGAGCGCTAGCCTTTTAAAGTACATTCGTGCGACTGAAAGCTAGTGGTCGAGGGTTCAAGTCCCTCATCGGGTGTCTGCTCCACATGGAGCAAAATCAGTTTGTCAGTATCTACCTTTGCTTTGGCATAAAAAACTGTCATTTAAGCCCGGTTGGCGCAATTGGATAGCGCGTAAGACTTCTAATCTTGAGGCTGAGGGTTCGAGTCCCTCATCGGGTGCAAAAAAAGAATACTAGGATTTCCACCGAATCTTTCACCAGTATTTTTTTTCTTGTTTGCATTTGCGAATAAGAAAAAAAATTGAAATACTTTTCATCGTGTTAGGTAGAAGCACTTTGTTTTAGAAACGTGACATCAATGTCGGCTTTACCTAGCACCCTTTGGGGCGCCATTAACAGAGCAAAGATTGACATTCGCAAGTATCATTTGGAGCAGGATCTTAAGAAAAAAGAGAAGCTGAAGAAGTTGGCCGAGGCATCCATGGCGAACGCGGACAAGGTAGTGGGACCTGGACCTCACAAGTTCATGTCCTCCAGGAGCGAGTGGAGAAGAGAGGTTCTCTTCTTAAACTACTACGACGATGATGCGCGGATTGGACGTTATTGGCAGGACGACAAGGAGCACTGGAACTTGGAGACGGTTCCCTCGTGGGCCGTGGATAAGACCTTGAAGGTGCAAGAGCCTGCGCTGGGCGAGACCTTTGTTGTAAATGGTATTCAAAGGATTTATGCTTGGCGACCCGAGCACCAGGATCGCTAGTAGATAGAAAATTCGGTTAGATTAGAGTTTGTTTTGTTTTGTTTGGACTTTAAATATTTTTTGTATGCAATAAAAAATTACCGCAAAATAAAAAAATTTTTTATTGCATGTATAATTTTTATTTTTATTTTTTATTGTTTTTTGAGATGGGGGGTTGTTTACTCTTCCTTTACCAATTTCAAATATCGCGCCTCCAAATCGGCCAAAACTATGGCTGGCAGATCGTTGGTTTTGACAAGACTCTTTCCGTCTGGGCTCACGGTGTAGCCCGCAAGGTAGGTCCTATAAATACTGTGGCCTAGAAATTCTGGGTTGATCTCTTCTAGACCATCGCCGTAGAGTCCTCGGCCTCGCTCGCCATTGTAGACGTATTGAGCGCAATTTATGCAATAGCCGATGAAGATTCCGTCAAGGCTTCCATACCAGCGGCAATTTGCACACTCTTTGGGACCAGTTTCTGGGACGTGAGTGTCCAGCCACTCCTCTGGAAAACACTCGTGGTAAACAATGTCTCCATTCCACTCTTCATCTTCTCCCTCTTCTTGGTTCCAGTCCTCTTCTTGGTTCCAGTCCTCTTCTTGGTTCCAGTCCTCTTCTTGGTTCCAGCCCGCTTGAACCCACTCCTCAACCGAAGGAGCCGGAGGCCATTCCACACCGTCTCCTTGATTCCAGTCATTCATTGCAGGTGGGGTATTAAACTCGCTCATGGCTCTTGTTGGTGAAACACTTTGTACAGTCAAATACTTTCAAAAAAAGCATATCAATTTTTTTAGTTATTCGTAAATAGGGAGCGTCTTTAAGTACTTTTGGCAATTTATTCTTTTCGCGGGGTTGATCCTATTTTTTTTAATAGCTAGTAAGAAGAGAATAATGATGTTTTGTGGTGGTGGTATTTTGGAACTATTGAAAAAAAGGGCTAATGCAAATCACTCGGTTTTTGGTTCGCGTCTTGTTAGAGAGTTATGGTTGTTTGTTATCTTTATAGACTGGGTCTCTTCCACCTTTTTTCCACCTTTAAAAAAGGTGGAGCCAAATACGCGGTATTAAAGGGTGGGATTTTTGCTCCACTTTTTTAAAGTGGATATTTGGCTCCACCTTTTCTAAAGGTGGAAGAAAAAAGGCTTTAAGCCTTTCCATCTTTAATTATTAAGGGTTACAAGGCAAAACATAAATTCAAAACAAAGGTTATCTATCTATTTTTTATTGGGTTTGTTGGTTTTCAAATAGCCTCTAGGCTAGGAGCGGGTTCAAAGAACTCGGGTCTGCGGCGTCTCGGGGACTTTGGCTCTGCATAAGCTTGCGGTTGAGCTTGTTGCGGCTGAGGAGCTTGTTGCGGCTGAGGAGCTTGTTGCGGCTGAGGATCTTGCACTTGAGAGGTCAACACTTGAGCATAGGTGCGCCCGTCGCGATGATCAACCGCGAGTTCGCCGTCAAGCATGCGATCAATCAGGCCGCCAAGACGATTATCCAGATCATCATTCAAGCGCCCAGCTTCACTGCTGTGGCGGTACGTCGTGGCGTAGAACAAGAGATCCGCCATCGTGTAGCCCATTGTCTGCAGTTTGTCGGCCATCTGCTTGCACGTGAGGTCACGCTCCTCACCTTCATCCTCGCTGTCGCTATCGCTATCCTCCTCTCCGTCAAACTCTTCCTCATCATCCTCCTCCTCAGGAACGTCCACAAGCTCCTTGCGGCACATAGGGCACTCAATGCGCTCCATCATGTTCCTAAAGATGCAGCTGGAGTGGAAGCGGTGGCCGCACTCGGTGACGGTGCAGTTGCTGGCGCCTATGTCATCCATGCAAATTGCGCACTCGTTTCCGCAAGGGGTGCAGAACACTTCTTTTGCTACGCTTGATTCGCTTGCGCTTGCGCTTGCAGTCGCTTCGCTTGCAGTCGCTTCGCTTGCAGTCGCTTCGCTTGCAAATTCTTCATCCAGGTTGAGCGGCGCCAAGCCCAGGAAGCAGCCCTCCTCTTCATCATCGCTTTCCCAGCTTCCCACGCTCTCTTCGTCGCTTTCGCCTTTGCTTTCGCCTTTGCTTTCGC